CTCCTAATTGTCTGTATTAGTCCCTCCACAAAAGCCCCACCCCCAAGCCATACCCCGCGGTCTCTATTTGGAGGCCAGATGAGTGCAGTTGCCTGAAAAAGCTTACTGAAAAAGATCTCGACGAAGTTACAGACCTGATTGCCGCCGTGCAGCACGCAGTAAACGACGAAACCATCTCCTTCTTAGTTGCAGACTTCGATGAATCACTAAACGAATACTTACTGCGCTTCAGCGTAGGCGACTCGACCCACGAGGCGTGGTTCTCCGACGCCTTCATTGCCGAATGTTTCGGCCCCATCACCCCACCCCGGTTTCTCGTAGCATGACAACACGTAGAGATTTGATGACACGGCTCGCACTGCAGAGCGTAGAAGATTTGTGGGAGCTCGAGATACTCGCAGTCTACGAAATCTGGCTCAAACAAATAGAGGCGACGGCATCGGCTGGAGTGTTTCAGCGGCTATTGAAGCTACCCAGCAAGGCGAGTCCGAAAGCGTCGCCGTGGAGCGAGCCACCCCAGGATGTCCTTTACTGGATAACCGGAAGCCCTCAGTTAAAGCAGTTCCTCACGATTCTCGCGCGACTCCTCGAGCAGGACGGTTTCGATGTCCGCGCAATCAACACTGACCATGCATTCGTCACTGTAAGTTGGACTCCAACAAAAACTTTATCGTAGCGAATTTGACTAATCTTTTATAATATTATATTAAAATAGATCCATGGCTAGTAATTCTCGGACTTACGCCGTGGTTCTGGGTGACACACACCATCCCTTCAGCTGTCACCGTTCTCTCACAAAAGCATATGCGCTGATTGAGAAGCTGCAGCCGCAGTTTGTGGTGCAGGTCGGCGACGTATACGACCTCTACTCATTTTCCCGGTACGGAAAATCGCTCAATCACACCACGCCCGCCTCCGAGGTGCACAAAGCGCGCAAGGCAGCGGAGCGGATGTGGGCAACCATCAAGAAAGCGTCTCCCAAGTCTAAGCTTCATCAGATGCTTGGGAATCACGACGCGCGGCTCTACAAAAAAATCGAAGAGAAGCTGCCGGAAATGGTGGGCCTTCTGGGGTGGGACGACCTCTTCACGTTTGACGGCGTCACCACTGCCAAGTCAGACCGCGACATTCTCAAGCTGAACCTCGGCGGAAAAAAGGTCTACTTTCACCACGGCTTCCTTTCTAAGCCCGGCGACCATCTCCGCTACTTCCAACAGAACACCGTCATAGGACACAGCCACCGCGGCCATGTTCTGTACGACACGACTCACGACAAGATGCTCTTTGAGGCCAACGCCGGCTACCTCGGCGACCCGCGCTCGCACGTCTTCAAGTATGGGGCAGTCGCCGGCAAGAACAAATGGACCCGCGGCTGCCTCGTAATTGATGAACTTGGTCCGCGATTCACAAGCTTCGAGGCTCAGTAACCTATGTATGACGATTACATTGGTCACTGGGTAAGCGTTGAGACGTCGAACAGCGACAAGCCGGTAGAAGGCTTGTTGAACCGTTACGACATGTCCTCACGCTCGCTTCATCTCACCTCTAATTGTCCTGACTGCGACCACTTCGTCGCGATCAAAGAACAGTACGTGGTGGTCATCGTTCGATTTCAGTCCAAGCTCCCACAAAATTTAGACGAGAAGGGCAGTCACTATGGCAACTGATAAAGAAACCATTCGGCAACGCATCAAGGGCACGCTCGACCGGCTAAACATGCATGGCGTGATCGCATCAGTGAGCGATGTCACAATCGCGCTGCACAGAATCCGCGAAGAAAAAGTCGCCTCTGCTTTTCGCACGCTGTTCATTGACCTCTCCCTAGAGGAGATCGTCGTAGCACAATCCGTTTTGGACGAGATGTTTCCCAAGCCAGTGAGAAAAGAGCTGGATTCACCAGACACCTTCTCATTCAAAGCAGCTGGACCCGCACTATCCTCTACAGCGGCCTTTCCCGCGCCTCCACCACCGGTCCCCGTGAATAAAGTCCCTGTCCAGGTGAAGAAAAAATGAACGTAACACTCACAAAGCTTGACTCGACGCACACCAATCTTCGTACCGAAACAGTTGTGGGCGAGGCCGCCTTATTGCCTGAGGTAGGGCATCCATTCTTCATGACGTCCGAATCGCTGACCGACAAGGAAGCCGTCCGGTACATACGCACAACTCCGGTGGTTCTCGTAAATCAGAACAATGGTGTGATTGAGTTCAGTACGCTCAACTCCAACTATTCGCTGACAGTACACCCGCGCCCCGAATTTACGATTCACAAAGCATGAATCAACTTCCTGTGTGATCGCCTCCCATGAACGAGTCCTGTGAGTGCGGAGCGCCCGGCACGTGGGAAACGTTCGAATAGCCCAGCCCAGAATTCATAAGGGATATGGGCAAGTTAGCCAGAATCCCTGACGACGTCCGCGCCAAAGCACGTGAAATGTACATGGCCCACGTGCACATGAACGAGATCGCGTCTCAACTGAAGATCTCGACGGGCGTACTTTCCAAGTGGCGTGCCGAGGAGAACTGGGCTCTTGAACGCACATCTGCCGACGAGGGTTTCCTAGACGACATCGTTCAACACCGGAAAGTTCGTCTCGCTCGCCTTGCTGAAATGTCCGTGGACCAACTCGAGCGCGGCCTCCACTACCTAAAGCAACGCGTAGAGCCGCTCACCCTCCCCGAAATGGAAAAGCTCACCGTTGTTCTTTCCAACCTCGATAAGATCGGACGTCTCGACGCGAACAAGGCCACCGAGAATGTCGCCGTTAAGCTCGATGTTTCCGGCCAACTTACGGTTGAGCGCATTCGCGACATCGTAACCAACGACCCCTTCTTTGCTCCTGACGCATGAGTGTTGCCGACCTAGAGCCGTTCGCGAAAGCGATTGAGGCACTCAACAAACTTTGGACACCGCATCCCAAACAGATACCGGTGGGCAAGGCGATCTTCCGCGATGGCGTGAAGCGCGTATTCCTCAACCAAGGTCGACGCTTCGGTAAGTCGAACCTCATCGCAAACATCGTTGTTCGCACAGCACTCGCAAAGCCCTACTCGGCGTGCGTCATTCTCTGTCCAACAATCAAAGCAGCAAAAAAGATCTATTGGATTAGCGGAATTCTGAAACGGATGGTTCCGCAGGAGTTCGTCGAAAACATCAATCAGACAGAGCTTCGAATCATCTTCAAGAACGGCTCGTACATCGAGGTAACTGGTGCCGATGATCCTGATTCTCTTCGGGGTACCGGCATAGCAATCTACGCAGTCGACGAAGCCAAGGACCACAAACCTGACGTTCTGAACACCATCACCCCCGGTCTCATTGATAACAACGGTATATTGGTTGTTGGAGGGACGCCTCCTGGTATCGGGGGCAAGCACCATTTTTGGGACTGGGTGGAGCAAGCGAAGACCGATCCGAAATGGCGGTACTTCCAAGCTACTAGTTACGACAATCCACATCTAGACCCCAAGCTCATTGACGAAGAAAGAGCTGCGCATATCAAACGCGGCGAGGAAGACGTTTTCACCCGCGAGTACATGGCGACTCCCGCGATGGGTGTGAAGACCGCTGTGTACGGGATGTTCAACAGAGCACAGCACCTTCACCCATTCGAAGTGTTGCTATCCAGGGTGCGCCGCAGGGAATCCCACTGGACATTCATGTGCGCGATGGATCCCGGCTCTGCATCAGTGTTTGCAGTGCTTCTCGGCGCAGTGAACAACCACACGGGAGAAGTGGTTCTACTCAATGAACTCTATGCGGACCGCGTCATGGAAACATCCATAGGGACGGTATGGCCCAAGGTTCAGAAGATGATGGATGAGATCTACCAGCCTGATCCTCACGACGAACAACAATGGTCCGTAGTGTACGACGAAGCCGCGAAGTGGGCCCAGGTTGAACTGCAAGATGTGTTTGACGTCAACGCATTCCCAACCCAAAAAGCTCTCAATCGAAAAAGCTTCGGGGTTTCGATTCTTAAGGACTTATATCTTAACAACAAGATCGCCATCAGCGATCGTTGCGTGAAGTTCGTTGAGGAGACCGAAGGTTATCAAACGGACAAGAACGGCAACTTCATTAAAGAGGCCGATCACCTTTTGGATGCCGCGCGGTACCTGATTCATGGCGCGCACTATACTGCCAGACCTTCGACCCCACCCCCGGACCCAGAAGATATTCCCGCAGACGAACGGCGCCGCGCCTTTACTCCAGCGCAGGACATGCTTGAGATTTTCGGCCAATCTCCAGTCTACCTCAGTGAGCTCGACGACTACTAAGCGCTACCAAAATTCATAACCTATGAATGGTAGCTGCACTAGCCGTCTCGGCCTTTGTCTTCGCATTTCTCGCATTTCTTATGGCTGGAGGAACGCTAGTTTACGTTCTAGCTCGGCGCTTTAGTACGCACGAAGTTCGCTACGGCAATGCGGAAGCTGAAACCCGCTACGAGTACGACCTCCCACCTCAATGGACCGATCGTGATGATGCCGGTGGTCCTGGCGACATCCGCCCACAGTCCCAACCTACAGTCTCTTTCACTCAATCCGAAATCGAGAAGCGCCAACGCTTAGCCGAAATGGAAGCGGCTCTCGAAGCACGTCTCGCCAGCGAAGATTTCTAGGAGTTCCCTTAAATGTCACGCACCAGCGCTTTCGATAGCGCCGACGAAGAGTCCTTTAAAGAAGGGCGAATTCGCCCGCTGTTCACTGTAGAAAACCTAGACGACGAAGAAGAGATTCTGAAGTGGGTAAATGACACCTACATGACAGAGCTAAAGCGCATCCTGCCCTACCGCGAGCAGGCTTTGCGTCACATCGCTCTCTACAAAAACCGATGGTACAGCGCCGACAACAACCAAAGCAGCGGTAACCGGTCTGGATTTGCGGAAGCAAGCACAGTCGGCCTCGGAATCACCCCTACCCGGCCATCGAAGCTCACAACTAACCATCTCTTCGACTTGGTAAACCAGCGCGTGGCCAAGGTGTTGCGTACACCAGCTGGAGTAGAAATCGCGCCAGCGAACGCTGAATATCGTGACCGCATCTCCGCAAAAGTTGTCGGTATGTGGATCAAGTACCTGTTCTATAAGAACGACTTCGATGTGATTCGCGCCAAGGTTTCCAAAGGCGCATTCACAATGGGCGAGTCCTATATCTGGGTGCGTTGGAACCCCAATCTGGGTACGGTCCACACCGACTGGGTTGCAGAAGAAGCAAGCGCAAGAGCGGAAGGCCGCCCACCGCGGCTGCCAATTCGCGACGACAAAGGTGAACCGGTCGTTGGGCAGGACGGAGAACAGCTTTGGATTGAACGGCCGCTCAAGACTGGCGAAGTCGAGCTGGTCTACTGCTCACCACTTAACACCATCGCTCAATTCACCGGCGACTTCGATAAAGCAGAATACTTCTTCTACGAAGAATTCCAGGACGTCGATGAGCTCAAGGCATTATATCCAAATCAAGCCGACAAGATCGTAGCTGACAGTACAGATAGCGACGACGCACTAGCTAAATGGCGAAACATGGCCGGCACACTCAACGGCCCACAGCAAGGCAAAGTACTTGTTCGCTATTTCCGGCACAAACCCACTGACTTCCTAGCGAGCGGTCGCTGGATTGTTTCCACACGCACCGCAGTTTTGGTGAACAAGAAGCTTCAGCCGCACGAAGAAGGTCTTCATCTCATTCGTCTCACGGATATCGACAATCCGGATGAGCAACGCGGGCAATCCTTCTTTATCCAAGGCAAGCAGCTTAACGCCGCAATCAATGACCTGACATCGATGTCGATGCGCAATCAAAAGATGATGGCGCATCCCAAGTGGATCCTCCCGAAGGGCTCGGTCGTAAAGAAGGATGCACTCGGCAACGACATCACTATGGTCGAGTTCTCTGGCCCACAGGCCCCGCAGATTATGACGCCGCCGCCAATGAACGGAGAGAACATGGCGGTGAAGGGTGACCTGAAGAATGACCTTCAGCAGATCCTAGGTTCCTCGGGTAGTGACCGAGGTCAGATTCCAGCCAACATTCGCAGCGCAACTGCCCTACAGGCTCTCCAGGAGCAGGACGACATGCGTTCCAGTGCGCAGAACCTGAAACAAGCCACACTTGTCAGGGACGTTGTTGAGGCAGCAATCAATCTCGCGGCTGCGTACTACGAGAAAGACGACAAGCGGTTGATTCCCGTCGTTGGCCGAGACAACCGGTACCTCCTCAAGGAGTTCGATCCCGAACAGCTTACCCGCGGCTACGATGTTCGCGTGATGAACGACAATGGACTGCCGACGTCTAAGGCCGTTCGTTTCGACATGGCCATGCAGCTTCGCGAAACCATGCCAAACTACATGACCGAAGAACGCCTAGCGGACTTTATGCAGTGGGGAGATAGCACGAAGATTCTCGACGCTGCGACACTCGCTCAAAGAGCCGCAGAAGCCGAAAACGAGGCGATGCTTTCTATGGAGCAGATAAGTGAGCCCGCTTCATATGAGAATTGCATCGTGCATTGGACGTCGCACGTTAAGGAAGTTCAGGACCATGGGTTCAAGCTTGATGTTCCTTCGGATGTGCAGAACACAATGATTGGTCACATCATGGCGACTGAAATGCTCATGATGGAAGCAGCGCTGCGCAATCCACGTTACGCCGTTGAGCTAGTAAAAATCGCCCAGTGGCCAATGTTCTACTGTCCTTCAGCGCAAGAATTTATGGTTCTTGATGCAGCGCGCACGGGCAACCCGCTCACACTTCAGCAAGTGCAGGCGCTTTTAGACCCAATGCAAACGCAACTCCCTCCGCCAATGCCAGCCGGCCAAGCTCCGGGTGCTGGACCCCAGGGCGGCGTCAATCCGGAAACCAACGGCATTCAAGGCATGGGTGGCAACAACCCGGTGAACACCGACGTGACGAGTGCTCAGAGTCCGAATGTTCTAGAACCGCCCCCACAAAACAAAGCCCCGCCAGCTGCATAACGAATCGCAACTCCAAAAAAATTAAATAGTTAGTGGACCCCAATTCTCTGGGTAACTCCTAAAAATACAAGAGTTGTAGATGGCTAGTGTTGATGAAATTTTCGGGGACGATGAATCACCTGTTGCAGAGGTTGTCGAGGCTATAGACCCGACTGCAGCGTCCTCAGATGCAGACGATGCTTCGGTAGCCGCGGGTAGCGAAGAAACCGCAGACAATACACCCGCGGTTACCGAGTCTGCTGAAAACGAAGAGACGGTCGAGGAAAAAGCTCCCGTTGTTGCGCCGACTGTTCAAGCCAAGAAGGTGACTTTTAAGGTCGGGGACCAAGATGTCCCTTTGGATGAAGACGCAAAGTTTAACTGGAAGGTTGACGGCAAAAAAGAAGAGATCACGCTCAAAGACCTGATCACAAACTACGCCGGAAAGATTCCCGTTGAGCGCCGATTCGCTGAACTAGATAAAGTTCGCAAAGAAGACGCGCAACGCATTCAGCAATTTGAGACAACGAAGGCCAGACAAGCCCAACTGATTTCGGACATGCATTCGCGTGTTCAGAAAGGCGACATGTTTGGCGCAGTTGCCAGCATGCTCGAAATGTCGGGCTCTAAGGCTGATCCCCGTCAGTTCGTAAATGAATTGCGGAATAGCATGATTGAACAAGCGCAAAAGTTGGCCACATTGAGCGAGGCCGAACGCACTGTTTTAGATGAAAGAGAACAAAGGGAGTATCTGCAAGCTCGTTACGACCGTCTGCTGCAACAGCAAGATCAAGAGAAAGCCCAAATGGCTCATCGAGATCGAGTCTCTGCGGCGATGCAAAGCGTTAACGCTACGCTCGAAGAGTACGCCTCTAATAAAGCCGAACTGGAGAAGGCATACCGCGAACGAAATTGGAACGTCGCGGATGTTACTCCGGAGAAGGTTGCAAGTTACATCAAGGATCTTCGTGATTACGGAACTGTCCGTGAAGCGATGATCGAAGTGGATCCAGAGCTCGCTAACAACGACAAACTTTGGGAACACGGCGTCTATCTGCTTCGCCAAAACAGCGACTGGACGAAGGAAGATCTCCGAGATGTGTTCAAAGAAGCCGCCGCACAGAAGCGCGGCAAGTCAGTAGGTCAAAAAGTAGCCAAGGCTCCAGTTGCCACGGTTGCCGCTGCTGCCGCGAAAGCGAAAACAGCCCCGGTCTCCGACAAACAGAAGCAAAAACAGCTTCTACTGCAACAAAGACCTGAGTCTTACGGCTCTTTCGATGAGTCCGATCTGAACTGGTAATTCGTCCTTAGTCCAACCAATTCCAAAAATCACAATCTCTAAGGCGGGCCCTCGTGCGCCCAGCCGCTCCCCAAACTCAGGAAATTCGCAGCAATGGCAGATGTAACAGCGTCCCTAACTACCCTCTCTAACCTTTTCAAAATCAAATACGGCAAAAAATCCTACGCCGTTTTCAACACGTCAACTCCGCTCTGGAGTCGCGTGAAGAAAGAACACGGGATGTTCAAGGGCAAGAGCTTGTCGCTCGAAGCCGTCTTGGGCTTCACCGGTTCTGTCGGTTCCGGAACGCTCCCGGAAACCAACGTGTTCGTGGACGTTAATGCGTCACTTACCCGTAAGAAACTCTACGCCCGCGTGTTGCTCGACCGCGAAGCAATGATCGCGTCCCAAGGCATCGAGAACGCCTTTGAGCAAGTCACCAAACGCCAAATCAAGAAAGGCGTTGAGTCGTTCATGCGCAACTTGGAACGCCAGTTGTTCGCATTTGAGAACGGCAAGCTATTTGAAGGTGACAACGCGACCAACGTGACCGGTTCAGCTGGTGTTTCATACGTTGTAACCGGGCTGGCTTCCACCTGGGTGGACGGCTTCGTTGAGGTCGGTGACTCGGTGCAAGTCGCCGCGGAAACCACAGTCCTTAAGATCAGCGCAGTTAACCGTTCTACTCGTGCCGTTACTCTTTTGGGTACGTCCGCAACGTTGACCGCCGCAATCGGTGCCCCAACCACCGCGAAAGTCTACATCCAAGGCTGCAACAGCTCGACATCAAGCGACATCCAATCGATCCTGGCGGTGGCCAAAGCGACCTCTGGCAGCTTGTACGGTGTTACGGTTGGCGATCGTTGGCAGTCGCAGCAAATCAACGCGAACAGCGCAGGTCTGACCACCGACTTGATCAATCAATTGATCACGCAGGTTGAGCAGTACTCGGGCGAGTCGCCAGACATGATCGTCACGTCCTACAAGCAGTACCGCAAACTGCAGGACCTCCTTGGCGACAAGCTCCAATACATGGACGTCACCAACCGCGAGAAGATGTTCAACAAGGCGATGTTCAACTTCCAGGGCATCCAATGGAACACCACGAGCGGCGTGATTCCAGTTGTCACCTCGAAGATGTGTCCAGACGACCACATGTTCGCATTGAACACGGACAACATCGGGTTCTACTCCGCGGAAGCTCCTAAATGGGCGGACGAAGATGGAACCGTGTTGCTGCGCTCGAGCTCTGCTGACTCCTACGAAGCTCGGTACATCTGCTACGGCGAACTGTTTGTGCATCCCAATGCGCAAGGCGTTCTCTACGGCCTGGCGTAACTCCTAGCCCCTCTTTCTCAGTGCGAGCTGGCTGGTCCAACCCCGGCTTCCGCACTGCCTCTCTCACTCACGCTCACACTCATCGGTGTATCCTAATGCTAAATTCTATTAATTCGTCTCAGCGCAAAGTTCGCACTGAGTTCTTTCGCCTTGTCGTAGCAAGTCTCCCCGCAACAACTCCAGCGCAATCCTCTACTGGCTGTCCTGAAGGATCTTTTCGCTGCACGGTTGCAAAAACGGCGACGGGCGTCTTTGTCCTCAACTTCAACACACCTTTTTCGCGCATTCCAGTCGTGACCGCCAATGCACTATCTGCGTCCGGCAAGTTGTTCATGGTTGTTTCCGCAGCAGCGACGACGGGCATCACTCTCAAGTGTTTTGCTGATGATGGTACTGCAACAGATCCAACGGGCGTGCACATCACGGTAATCGGTTCTGACACCGCTGACCAAGTTTAGTCGGGAGTCGCAAAATGGCTTACCGACCACACGTTGGCGCTCGACAGACGCTTCGTGCAGCTGCGACCGCGATATCCACTAGCTTCGACTCAAGTCCGACAGAGGTTCTGGTTCAAAGCTGGAATCAAGTAACATTGCTCTGCACGCTGTCTCTAGCAACAGCTACGAGCGTAGAAATTGAAGTAGACTTTGCATCGCCTGCGCAAGGTCCCAATGGTGCAGAAATAGCCCCAGTTGCCGCTGATTGGTTCACGCGCGTGTATACAGACACGGCAGCAGCAACTGCGTCTACAGGCATAATGGTTGTTCCGACACGCAAGATGCAATTCTCACTTGTAGCATCCGGAAGCTACGAGATCCCTATTCCCGTCATGGCTCGCTACATGCGAGTGCGCGCAAAAACTACAGGTGGCCCGGGGGCAACGACTCTCGCTATCGTAGGCGTTGAAGGCTTAGCCTAACATGTCAGGTTTCATACCATTCACCAGTAGTGGTGGAAGCGGCGGTTCCTCAATTGCAGACGTTCTGATTGATACGGAATATTTCGGTAACTACGACGACGGGGATTTGTCACCGTCCAGCGGCACAATAACGCTAAGTAGAGATCTGTACTACCGTGACTTAACTCCGACCGGAACTGCGAAGTTTATCATGAATGGTTTTGCCATTCGCTGCCGCACACTTGATATATCCAACGCGCCCGCTGACTGTTTCGTAAACATAGCTGGAGGCTCTGCCCCAGGATCTGGAACTGCAGGCGGCAATGGAACGAATGCCGCAGTGGGCGTCGTCGGCAAATGGGGAAACGGAGGTTCCGGTACCAACGGCGGTAGCGGGAGTGCGACACCAACAGCTGGCACAAATAGCAATTCACAATATTACGGCGGCTCACTCGGTGGGGCGGGCGGTATCGGTGGCGCCAACAATTCTGGTGCTGCTGGTGCTGCGGGCGGCGTTCCGACCGCGGCACTGCCAAACAGTGGACAACAACGCGCAGATTTGAATTCGAACCCGATGACTACGTCGACGGTAGGCGACTACTTTCCTGGAGTATCTATAGGCGGATGTGGTGGTGGTGGTGGACACAACGGAACCACTAGTGGCAACGGTGGTGGTGCGGGTTCCGGAGGTCAGTCAGGCGGTAATATTGCCCTATTCGCGCGGACTCTGATTCGCAGTGCTTCGACCGCATCTGGGTGCATTAGAAGTACAGGCACCGTTGGTGGGTTGGGAGCGGACGGTACCACCGTCGCAAATCAAGGCGGAGGCGGCGGCGGAGGCGGAGGCGGAGCCGGTGGCGTTATTTACATCGTTTACCGAACCCTGTCTGGGACTACAGCAACGGACGCGATTCAATCGAATGGTGCCGCGGGCGGAGCGGGAGGAGCGGGAGGGGGCGCAGCAGCAATCGGGGGAACCGGTGGCACTGGCGGCGCGGGCGGCATAATCTATGTGGCAAACATAACAACTGGAGCACTCACGCGAACAGCTGGTTCTGCAGGATCTGCCGCAGTCACAGCAACGCTGCAAGCAGGAACTGCGGGTGGAGCTGGCGGGACGTGTTCAGTAACACTCTAGGGCGACTTCGCATTGTCCAAGTGAATTAATAACAATGACTAAGAATTATACCAGTGGTCTGAACTTTACTTGGCCGACTCTCGGCGACACGTCATGGGCGTCAACCGTAGATGCTGCACTCGCAGTTATTTCTGCCCATACACACGATGGCGCCGGTGGTGGCGCAGGATTAGCCGCAAACAGCGTAACCGGGACTAAAATCCTGCTCGCTAATAATAGTCCATTGCGCGCGTACAGTACTACGCTGGCGATCACCAATCTGCTACAGTACAACAGCTCCAACATTCTGGAGCTTCTGCAATCGACAACAATCAGTAACGGATATTTCGCCTTATCGTCATTCGACGCAGTGGTCGCTAGCGGTGCTCTTTCACTGAACACAGTCCTCACAGTTCTCAATGGAACGACACTCAGCATGACTTTGGCAGCTGGCGTACAGGGCCAAATTAAGCTTGTCGTTAATTCGAACTCTACCACCGCAACGGTCACCCCGTCGCCTACGGCGGGCGCAAACACTGTTGCGATTGGTCAGTACGGTGCAGCAATTTTCATATTCATGGACGGCGAGTGGAGGCCCTTCTGTACCTCCTCGGGCGCTACCCAGCTCACCGACGATTTTCAGGCTTTCTCAGCCGCAGGCACATGGTCTGGGAATACCAAGACTGTAATAGCAACCGGAACCACGTATACTATTACTATGCCCGGAGCCTCGATTGAGGGACAAACGGTTCTAGTTAGAAACAGTGCATCTGGTTCTGTAACTTTTGGAGCGCAGGTCATGGGTCCAGGCACTTATTACTTATATAGCTATTTGGGCGGCGCCTGGCGACGAACAGCATTAACTTAACATGTTGTTATATTTTTATCTTTTAATATTGTAACATTGAAGTATAATACCATTATGATTTTGGCAGCACTATTTGTTCTCATTTCCGTTCCCGAGTCGGTTCTCCCGATCACGACGGCTGCTGGCAAAATTTCCGCAACGGGAGTTCTACTCGATAGGTTTACGGTATTGACAGCCGCGCACGCCGTTGGGCCGGAACGCACGGTTGTCTTTGTTACTTGCGGCACAAAAGAAATGGCCGGAGCCGTTAGTAAACGCGCGACCGCGCATGACCTCGCATTGGTCACACTCTATACTTCCTGTAATGAGGTTGCTGTAAGCCAGCTGGAAACAAACGACCCGGTTGAGGGCGATTCGATTGAAGTCGTCGGCTATCCAGCTCGAGAGCTAACGCATACCACGGGAACAGTGCGCGGCTACACGCTTCTTGCGCTAAAAAATTTCAAGTTGGGAAATGGAGTGTTCTGGCTTGCCATGATCCTTGGCGCCGACATTCGACCCGGCAACAGTGGCGGTGGAGTATATTCCCAAAATCACAGGTTAGTAGGGATTGTGCACGGTTTCAGTGAAACCATTCCGGGGAAACCTGGTGTCGCCGTTCCGCTCTCAGCCATCAATCAGTTCTTGACGTCCTCAGAGGAAAATTAATGCTTCCACTTATCATTCCGGCCCTGATTGCAGCCGCTTCATCCGCGGCATCCGGTATTGCCGGCGCAGTTCAGCAAGGCGACGCTGCAAAAGCGAACGCTGCGAACGCAGCTGCGGATCGTGCGGCACAACTAAAGATAGTTAAGATGCAGTTAGCTGCGCAGGCCGCCGATCAACTAAAGAATCAGCAACAGGCGGCGCAGCAAGGACTTGCTGGTCTCTATCAACAGAAGGCCAGCACTGCACAAGACATCGCCCAGAGGCAGACCGCTGCGAACGATGATGCAATGAACTCAATCTCGCGTGCATATCTGCAGAGGCACTAGTGGCGAACGAATACGATCCGTATTTTCGGTATATGAGCGGAGAGACCGGACCGCTCGACCCGCACGCAGCATACATGAGGTCGCTCGACACTCGTGCGTCGGGACCAAGGGCCGCATCCGCAGCGAGTCCGGCAACTGGTGCCATTGTTGGTGCAGGTATCGGAGCTGCTGGACAGACTATCGGTACAATCGCTCAGATCATGGGGCAGTCAGCTGCTCGCCAATCTGCTCTTGAACAGGCCGGTCTTGGTCGTGAGAGCGACTCACGACTCGCTAAGCTGAGAATCCAAGCGGCGACTGAACTGGCTGACAAAGAGCGAGCAATGCAAGCACAGCAATTTCTCATTCAAGCACTAGGTCTCGGAACAAGCAACGCAATACGCGCGTGGGACAGCAACCGCAGCGCAAATCAAGCTGGCTCGTCGCTCATCGCGCAAGCCTTTATGTAGGAAAAACAAAACATGGCAGGTATGTACGACGAAGCAATGGAATCTCTGGAAGACGGAGATGCGGCAGCCCCCGCAGTAACGGGAGAAATGGATATCGGTAAGATCAGCGAAATGCTGAGCGAGATCGCCGACAAAATCGCCATGCTCCAACAAGTTCTGCCAGCTGCGAAAGCTCAAACAGTCGCCGAGACTGTCGATGCGGCAACCGGCGAGCAGGAAGACGCCGAGGATCCGGGCAGGGATTCGGAGGTTGCTGCAGATGATGGTAAATCTCTCGCCAAGTCGCGCGCTGCCGCCATGATCGCGAAGCAACTCGGTTAGTAGTCCCTCCCTTCTTTCAGGACCCCTCACATGGCTGCAATTCGAAGAGCGGACCTACTCCTCCGCGATGTACAATACCAAGTCGGAGACGTCGCCTACTCTGCTACAACGGGCATCAGGAAAGCGGAATTGGTTCGCTACCTCAACGATGCGCAGACGACGATATATAACAAGCTTCTGAACTGTCACAGCTCGCTGTACACCCGAGCTGAAACGCTGGGAGTGACGGCAGGGATCGCCGAGTACTCCATTCCTACTGCCGTCCACAGCACCGCAAATATCGTCAAAATCGACTACAGCTTCGATTCAAATCCGATTAATTATGTCACGCTTGATCTTCGGTCACCAAGGCAAGAAGTCTCCGTGGTCGCCTTTCCAACCGCGTACTTTCTTAGAAACGGTAAGATCGTACTCACACCGATTCCTTCGCAAACCAGTGCGGCCGCGCTCAGAATAAATTATCAGTACATTCTTCCTGACCTGGATATCCGACGAGGTCTAGTTACTGCGCACGATGCTAACAGCATAACACTCGCGCTTAACACCACGCTGCTTCAAGAGTCTCAGGACGACCTAACTAATGGGTTTGTTGATTACGTATGCGTGGTCGACAAACTGGGCAACGTGCTTGCCCGCGGCCTCCCTGTAAGTGGCTACACGAGCAGCACACAAGTGATTTCTTCAACTCTGACCGCGTCGGACATCGCCGCCATCATTGATGGTAGCAGCTATGTAGTTTTCGGTGAATATTCCTCAACGCACTCGCAACTGTTGCCGATATGCGAACGTTACCTCACGCACGGAACAGCGTTGCTAGCTCAGATGCGCGACAGCAACTCGGAGGCGGTCGCCACCAGTCCACTTCTGCAATCAATTGAAGCGGAGATTCTCGCGAGTGTCCAAGAGTTGGAAGAGGACCTAACCGCGATACCAATTCTCGACTACACGATGTTGAACTACGATCAGGATTTGTAAGCATGCCGAGAAATAGAAGCGTACCGGCTCCTTACGAAAAACAAGTTGACTCTCCCCTACCGGAGCCACGCACTGACAGTGCAGTTAACTATGTCCAAATACCTGAGAATATCCTCTGGAACTCTGACAACCGCGGCTTCACAAAACGGCCAGGAAGTCTCACTGTTGCTCAGGTAACGAGTGGTGGAACTGCACCAGTTCGCGTTTCAGGACTTGTTGCGACGAAGACACCGAGCTCAGTACTAGCCGTTAACAACTCCAATTTTTCTGTCGGCTCAGTAGCTTGCGACCCAACTACCGTCTTAGTTCGCAAATCTAGTGTATATGCTGGATTCGGTATCACTGATTGGGCGAATGACTTTTCTCCCATCAGCCGACTGTCGAAGATCTTAGCAATCGATTTGCCTGACAACTACTTCTTCACACGCGCGGTCTACGACAACACTGCATCTAAATATGGGTTTTCGATCCTGTTCGAAGGACAAACCCTGTATGACTATACAGATACGATTGCGTCTGCTGTACCTGCCACAGCGCGATATACAGATTTCGGCCAACAAAACTTACCGATAACCTACCTAAACGTCGACAGCCTAATACAGGATCGGGCCGTCGTTGGGTCAACGCGCTCCGCGATGGTTTGCTTCCCCAGGGAAGTAGCACCACCTCCAACAGATCTTAGTTATGGCACACCCGGCAACGTAGCCCGCACAGATTTTGCTAGCCTCGGAGAAGGCACATTTATGGGCGGCGGCGGCGGTTTACTTCAGTATTTTGATGGATTCCGTTTGGCACGCGCTGGCGTTGGCAATGCAGTAATAAACAGTGCTGGCCCGGGAGCAGCTGGAGTACTTACCGGTACTTACCAGTATTTCGTCACTCAGGTCATAAGGTTGCCATCTGGTGAAGTCATCGAAGGGGATGCGAGCCCTATCGTTTCTGCGTCGCCAGCCGCTCAGACCGTACAAGTGAACATGTCATTTGCTACTGGGGGCGGTGGCGAGCCTGGCTACAATGCAACCTCGTACTCCACGACTATAGGTGGAGTTTCTACAGGCACATTCACCGCGTTCCCTACTGATTCAGGCGGTACAATTAGCAGTGCAAGTGCAGCCATCCTCAAACTAGAACCCGGGCAACCGCTCGTTTTTGAGGTTAACGGTATCTGTCGTTCTGGTTATCAAATTGGCAGCATCAGCGGAAACACGATCACGCTTTCCGGTGCCGGAACTGTAGTGCCATTCACGTCCGCGACCGTGAACATCAGCACCGGCTCTTCGTGGAGATTGTATCGTACGAAGGCAGGCGGGAGCATCTTCTATCAACTAGCGGAATTTGCTGGGCCACGCTCCGGAAAAACGTACGTCGATAACAAAGCAGATAGCTCGTTAGTCACTCAGTACACGTCGACTGCAACAACTAGACAGGGTTCACCGGCTGGAGTGCAGGCTATGACACTGCATCAAGGCCGAATCTTCTGCCTAGTGACCAACACCTCTACAAGTATCCCTACTGAGTATTCCGTCGCCTCTTCAGCAACGTCAACGCGGGTGATGTATAGCAGTTCACTCAGTCGACACTATTTCCCGACGGCCAATAGTTTCGATCTACCCGATGACGCCGGTAACCCAAGAGGTTTGGTCAGCATCAACGACACGTTGTACATATTCACAGACAAGAAGATCTTTTACACCCAAGGCACCTTCGACGACGCTTCCACATTCACATTGAACCTGTTGACCAGCAAGCTTGGATGCCGAGATGCCCGCTCAGTAGTGTCGTATGGGCATCAAATTCTGTTTGTTACTGATCGTGGATTGGTATCGCTGCAAGGCACGACGATAGACGAGGAAATCGGTAAGCCAATTAACAAGCTTATTGGGAAAGATACGATCACCGCTTCTTACGTTTGGAATGCACAAAATCTACTAATGCTCGCGGTTGCCAATCGTAAGTTCGTGAATACGTACAGCACGGGCACAACAGCCACTAGATTCAATGACGCACTCTACAGCACAAACGATGTCACAACCCAATCAGTAGACACCCGCGGCGCCTACACTCTGGTTTACGATTTAGATTCTGGCAGGTGGGCGAAATGGTCCATTAATTGCTTCAATGGTGGATGCGAGTTGGATCGCGACTTCCTGTTTACGGGCGGTGAAGACCCATCTGCAATTCGCGCCTCCATTCGTCGCCTAAGTCTGAACAACAACTGGACAGACGACGGTGTTGCTTTCACGTCCCGCTACTACAGCCAGTGGTACGATGCAGGAATCCCTTCAGTCGACAAATCGTTCAACAGAGCGCAAATTTTCTCAACCGATACATTGGAGGCTGGAGGCCAAAATTTCCGACTGCAGTTCAGTACGGAAAGAGATTGGCAACCGGGGCTAACCGTCGACAGTTCCACCATTGACGATTTCAAATATCAACACGGCTACTCTGAGCAACCATACAGTTTTCAAGCTTACGGAGACCCTCAACTTGCGCAGAAGGTCATTCCACTGAGCAATCAAAAGGCGAAATCTTTACGCTTAGTAATCGAAAATTCTGAGCCAAATCGCAACATCGCAATCAACGCTACCGACATAGAAATCAATCCAAAATACGTAAACATGAAGGACGAGTAAGACCTAATGGCAACCAAATTAGTAAGGCGCGGAGGTGAGTTAGTACCCATTGAGGTGTCTGACTCGGCGAGCCCAGCAACCGCAAAAGTAAGCTCCGGACTCACCCCTAAAGCGACGTTAGCCGGCCCTCCGCCTGCAAAAGTCAGTCCGCCCGCGACGGCCGCGGCCACCCAACCCCCGGCCGCAGATCGCTACCAACAAGACCTGTCCCAAGCCAACGATATTGCTAAGGGCATGCTTGCAGGCAACCAGTCGGCGCAAATTACAGACCCTCACGCGCAAGAAAATCAGCAGTACTTGGATCTGCTTAAATCTCGTCTCGGTGGGCTCGATTCCAAAGAGATGCTCGCCGCAAAAGAGCAAGAGCTGTCCGATCTAGACCATCAAACTGCCCAAAATTTAGAACGCTATGCCTCCATCGCCGGAAGCAGTGGAGTTGATGGCGGAGCAAGAGCTGCACTCCTGGGTCGCGCCCTGCAGCAAGACAACGAAGGCCATGCTGCACTGCAACGTCAGTTAATTACTGACAACATCGCCGCGAAGGATCGGGCTGCACAAGTCTACGGCGGTGCGCTGTCCTCGGCCACCAATACCGGTCTCGACATTAACAAATACAATGCTGGTGCAAAGGATCGTGACACTGGACTTGCACTATCTCTCCCGTTCGATATTCAAAGCGGAATTGGTGGATACCGAGCACAAGACGCTGCAGACAAGGCAAACGCGGAGCAAACCCAGCTAGCTAAGGAAGCCTTAAAGAATCTTGCACCAAAAGCTCCCGCTGCGACGACAGTAGCTGCAACAAATGCAAACACGAAATTCGATGAGAAATACGGCGCGTCACCGGTAGGGTCAGCGACCTTAGCGGTAAGCAGAAACGGGCAGCAGATTGATGGCGAAAGCGCGAAGGAAATGCCATCGGTTAGATACCAATTAGAGAGGGGGTTGGACCCTTTCAACCTGACTCCAGATCAGCGCGCAAAGCTAAACAAGGACCCAGGATTTCAGGAAGCACAAAAGAAAGACGCAGCATTGGGGTACTCCTACGGTCTCCCCCCAAAGGCTACGATCGTTTGCACAGAAAGCCACCGACAGGGACTCATTTCTGATTCCGAATACCGTCTCACTAAAGCTTACGGCTCAAGAAAGCTCTCTGCTTCGCAGTATGCTGCCTACATCTCCTGGGCGACTCCAATAGTGGCACTAATGCGGAAAAATGGTGCGTTCTCTCGTGTGGTGGGCGCGTTTGTCCGCGTGCAGATTGGTGCGATGCGCGCCGAACTAGCAGGAGACAAATCTCCGCTTATTGGCAAACTCGCACTCAGCGTGTTCAAGGCCATGAATTTTCTCTTTGAAAAGAAGGCTGCATGGCAGACCCAAAATACGATCTCCTAAACCAGGTTCAGTACTGGGTTCAGGACCCACGGTCTCCGATTCTCAAGGAGATGAGAGCACAGCTAGCGCCGTTGGAGAAACGCGCTGCAGCCCTCGATGAAAGCTCGCCCGAGTTCGCCAAACTAAACGCTGAGTACCAAAAGCAAGCCGCATCTTTCCTGCTGAATAGGATGCAGAAAGAATTCGGCGGCTCCTTCCCTGACCGTAAAAGTGCTGAGGACTTCGACTTTGCGCAACGATCGAACGGCGACAAAGAGGCAGAGAAGCTCCTACGTGAGAAGTCTGAAGCGCCGTACTCCAATGCATACAGCGTACTAGAACAGCTTCAACAAGTGGCCGGGGTAAAACCGTCCGATGTTCTTCCTACAGCAACTCCAACGTCGCTAACCGAGCCCGGTGCACCAACTAAATTAGCTACCCAACCGGCGCCGCGGCCGCCCAAACGCATACCCTCAAAACCCGACGCAACGGATGATGAAAAGCTGTCGGAAACCCAGCTCGCGTTGCTCAATGGCATTGCGCAACAGATTGGCGGTTGGAAAAACACCCCGCAAACGCTCGATGAAGTAGATGACCCTTCGCTCCAAGAGCGACTCCCTTACGTTCCGAAGGAAGCCCCAGAGCGCAACAATCTTCCTGTCGAACAACGCGCAATGGAAGACTACAAGCAAGCGTTCGATCAGCACGAGATGAACACTGGCGATAGCGAAAGCGAGCAAGGTCCGACATACAGTCGTATGCCTCTGCCACCAGGCTGGGTGCGCAATCCTGCCGGTCTCCCCATTACGGCTCCAGGGCAGGACAATGGTCAGAGCAAAGAAGCGATTGAGCAGCAAATTCGCGCCAACATGATGCGAATGCTCAGACAGGAAGCAGAGTAAGTATGGCTTCACTTTTCAACACGTTTCTGGGCGAGATGCAGCGTAGCGTTGCTGGCGCACCAAAAGTCGGAACAGCAGCAATCGATGACTTTGGTGGGCAGGCTCCTCCACCGGCCACAGAACTGACAACGCCCTCTCAGCTTCCTGAAACGCTCGCTGCTGCCCCGGAGCAAAACGACGCAATCAGCGAACTGCTTAATGCGCGTCGCACTAAGTATGCAGAGCAACAGTCCAAAGCTCTGGCGGATGCAAAATCCTCCGACGCAATGAATGACGACGAAAAGGTTGCCTATGCATTGCTCGGTGCTCTTCCCGGATTAGTCGGGCTTATTGGAGGGGGACTCGCAGGCGGGGGCTACGGGGCTGCAGCCGGTCTTGCTGGCGGCCTCCATGGTGGCGCGACTGGAATGCAATCAATCGCAGACGCGAAGCAGTCGAAACGCAAGGAGCTTATTGCCCAAGCAGACAAGGCAGGAGAGCAGTTGGCGCGCCTTGATGATCGCGATTTGTCTCACACTGAGACACTGCAAAACCAAGCATTCTCCGCGAAGCAGTCAGCGGACGCCCAAGCCAGATCTGCTGCGCAAGCAGACAAAGAAATGCGCGCCCGCGAAGCCCAAAACAAAGACGAACTCGCTGCTCGTGCAAAAGAAGGTGCGAACAACCGAGCCAACGCGTTGCAGCTCAAGCGCATGGACATCTTTGGTGATACCCAACGCGCCGCGATGGCTGTCGCGGCTAAAGCCAAAGAACAACACGCGGATCTGAAGGACTTTCAGGGCAAAGCTACTCAGTTCGCGACCACCATGCTTCTTTCTAAGGATGACTTGGACAAGATGCAGGACCCAAACGTTTGGAACACCATGTCCACGTGGAGCGGATTGCAGAGTGCGTTGAGCGATCCCAAACGGCAAAGGTATGCCCGGGCCGCATTTAACTTTATAGATGCCGTGACCCGCGATGTGTCTGGCGCGGCGATCACTCCTGACGAGTGGAACACTAAGTTCAAACAGTACTTACCTACGCTAAATAGCAGTCAAGAAGACATCGCTTTCGCGAAGCAATTCCGTGACGGAGCACTAAACACGATGCTCGCCAAAGCGGGCCCGGGTGGAGACATCGCGTTAGAATCGGTACGCAAGGCAACAGCACCAAAACAAACCGCACCTCAAATCAGCGAGCAGGACCGCGCAGACGCGCTGAATTGGCTCAAGCACAATCCGAATGACGAGCATGCAGCGGAAGTACGTGCACGCCTAGGAATGTAATTAGTATGGTGTTTGATCCTAAAGCGTTCCTTGCGCGTACAGCTCCAGCAACTGGTTTTGACCCTAAGGCGTTTCTCGCTAAGACGGCTCCGCCTAGCGTAGAGCCTGAGCAGCCACACCCTAGCGTATTGGAGAGCATCGCGCGCGGCGGGGCGCAGGGTCTGACTGCGGGATTTGCAGACGAGCTCTCGGGACTTATTGAAAGCGCCCTATCAGACAAGACCTACGCTCAGGCTCGAGACGAATCACGCGCGAACTTTAAAGAAGCAGCCAAGGAAAACCCGATTGCAAGCGGGATCGGCACATTGGCCGGTGGCATAGGAAGTTTCGCAATACCAGGCCTAGGTGCCCTCGGTACTGGCATCAAAGGCGCAATTGGGACCGGGGCTAAGCTAGGCTCGATTTCCGCGCTCGGTGACTCAGAAGGCCACACCGTAAGCGAACTGGGCGCGGATGCTCTGAAAGGCGCAGCGGTCGGAACCGTACTAGCTCCGATTGTCACAGGGATCACAGGAACTGCATCTCTCGTTGGTTCGAAAATCGCCAAGACCGCGGAGCAATCGTTCAATCCCGCAGTGCAACGTCTTCTCGCACTAGGAGCGAAGGCTCGCGACCTGATTGGTCCAAAAGGACAAAAAGCAATTGCAGGCCAGAGTGAGTTGGCTGAGATGGGAATTTTCGATCGTACAGCTCAAGGCAAACTCCCTGACCAAGCAGAGCTAGCCTCGCGTTTGCATGCCAAAAGCGACGAGGTCGTGAAGAGCATGCGTGACCTGGTAGCCTCCGCTTCTCAAAGTGTGAATGTCGATCCCCAACAAGTTGGCGTGAAGATCATTGATGCTGCCGACGCCGTAATCGCAAAAGCGCAGCCAACGGCGCAACAGGCACTCAACAACAACCTATCTGACAACGTACTTGAGCCGCTCATGAAGGCAAACGGTGATCTTGGAAAGCTGTGGGAGCTGAAGAAAAACGTTGGGGATTGGATAGGTCCGGCCTGGAGCAAATCGCGCGCACCTGAAGAGATCGATATGTACAAGGCAGTTAATGCGGTACTAAACGATGAAGTAACAGCAGCTACTACGGCGGCCGCCGAGAAGTTAGGCCTCCCGGCGCTCTCAAAACTCAACAAGCAGTACGGTGCGATCGCAAACACGCGCGATATGCTGAGCTCATCCCTCGCTGCAGACGTGGCCAAAAATAGCCCGATTCCTGGTATTGGCCAGCTATTCAATGCCGGCAAGGCGTTGGCTGGTGCTCCCGAAGCGCGCCTCGCTAGAGCGGAACTCGGTGAGCAGTTTGGCAAGGGCGTTGATAACACCCGTGCGATGCTAGGCATGCGGGCAAAGCAACAAGCTGATGCCGCTGCAGCACAGGCAAACCCGCAAGCTATCCCGCGTTCGACTGAGGGCGTAAAACAGTGGGTCGCCCAACACATGGACTTCATTAGTAAAGCGGCGCCCCAATTGGCAGGCATCGCGCAACGACTACTGGGCGAACCACCTGGGGTCGCCGAACAGACTGTTCGTGGAATGATGCCACTGCTTACAAAGATGATGACACCTAGCGCGTATCCCAGTGAGCTCGATGGCAAGGTGCTCGAACCTCAAGACAGACTCACTGTCACAAAACAGCTCCAACAAGTCCCCGGACTCACCCCCACCCAGATGGCCGTGCGGCGTTCTGCCCTAAATAAGACCGGCCAAATCCCTCCCGAAGTTTATGCACCGAATGTCTCGGGTCCTAAGTCGCTCGACCAACAAATGAACGACTACACCGCACGCCTTCAGGCCATGGGCTACTAACATGGCTGGTTTTACTCCATTTTTTGGCGCAGGCGGAGGGGGCGGCTTAGCCAGTAGCGGCGACGGTGCTGACATCGTACTGCGCGATGTCGACATCGATACCGCGACCGGTGCTATTACCGTATCCGTAAGTTCTGGTGGATCTGACACAGCGACGTCCAATCGCCCAGCGAGACTCACCGCGGGCGACTATTCCGCCTATCCGTTTGCTACCGTGAACGCAGCACTGCAGGCACTGCCGAAGAACCTAGGTCTCTACTATCATCGGATAAACATCGGAGCGGGAACGTTCGCTAACGGTTTCACTGTGCAGGGTTTCGTGGGTGGAGGAACGTTAGACATCGTCGGCACGTTAAGTACTTCATCTTTGACCTCGGGTTCCAACTCAGGAACTGCGGGCTCCGGAACAAGTGCTACCGGAGTGAAAAAACCCACAGCCGCCGCGAATTGGACGGTGAACAACCTGAGAGGAAAGCTCTTTGTTCCGGTCTCTGGTGGCGGGTACTACGCGGATACTGAGCAAAATATCGCAGTGTACGGTGGACCCTGTTTAAGACGAATAAAAGCCAACACTGTTAACACCGCAACAATGGACAGTCTTACGGCCGTGGACAGCACTACAGTGTTCACGATTGCAGACCCAGCAACTACCATTGGGTTGAGTAGCGATTCTTACAATGCAGACCTAACGTACTGCGTTGGCATCTTCAGCAACAGCATCCGCGTACTAATTCGCAATATCAAAGCAGAGCACGCCGACGCGTTTTATGGTGTGCTAGCGCACTCAAACAATGTGGTTGAACTACATGCCAGCGCATTCACCGACGTGCCATCATTCTATGGTGCAGGTTGTTACAGTACAGAAGATCTAACTATCGCCAACTGTTACGTCACAGGCCTTCTTGAGTTGTCCAATGGCGGCACGGTGAATGCTGTACACAACGTTCTCGACGGTGATGGTCGTATTGAAGCATACAAGTACAATGAAGCTGTTTTTGGTTTAGATGCGGACAGCTGCAGTGGCACAGCGTTGTCGATCAGCAATTGCGTGAGTGTCAGTGCCGACCTCAATGCAAACAACTGCACCGCGGTCCCCCTCAATGCTTTCAATATCCATCACTTCGAAATTGGTGGTTCAGGACTTACGGGGACGAACAGTGGAACAACGTACGGGGTAAACGTTGGTGGTGGCGGTCAGTATGACCTCACGGGTGCAACGCTTGCGGGTTCTTCAAGCTCGCAACTTCTGGTTGAAGGTGAGGACGCACTTTCCTGGACCACGCTGTCCGGTGGAACGTGGTCGAGGCGAGGAACGTTCGCGTACTGGGGAAGCGGCAGCACGCGCTGGGCTGGCGCGGTATCAGGATACTCCGCTGATCAGAATGTCCAAACCACTAACTATACGCTTCTTCCGTCAGATACTGGGCGAATCATAGAAATCAACGCAGCGACCGGAAAGTCCGTTACCTTACCCAATAACTTCTCCCCCGGCTTCTGTTGCACCGTGATTCAGAGTGGTGCTGGACAAGTTACCTTTGCTCCAGCGTCTGGCGCGTCGTTAGTAAACGCCGACTCGCAGGACAAAGCTGCCGGGCAATGGGCAATGTGCACTCTTTACGTGACGACCAACGTTGGCGGAACTGCCGCCAAGTGGGTTCTCGGCGGACGGACGGGGCCGTAATGTTCGGACTCTCTGGAGCCGGGTTCGCAGTTCCTGCGGGTCGCAGTGGAACGCCTAGTGGATCTGGGCCCTCTGCAGTCACAAACACGTACTCGCTCGAGTTTACCGGTGTAAACGGCTACGTGAATATCGGAAAACCTTCTGACCTCGACTTTGATGTCAGCACCGATTCATTCACTATTTCGGCCTGGATCAAACGCCCAGAAGCGCCGGACTATCAACGCTGTATTCTGTCGAAGGCAGGAATGAACGGCGGCGTAGTCAGTGTTTTCCTCGGTGTAAACGCGGATGGAACAGTCTACGTCTTGCTAGGTGGCGGCGAAAACACCAGTGGTGGCGATGTTACCGATATGGGTTGGCATCTGGTGACGGTCACCTGCAGCAGCGGTCAGGGACGCCTCTTTCTAGATGGGACTCAAGTAGGTTCAGCTTTTTCCACGGGCACTGGTGTCAACACAGCATCTGATTGGCTATTGGGTGCCGCTCGATACAACGACAACTCCGATGACAGCTATCCTTATCGCGGTTACATCGATGAGGTTACGTTCTGGGATTCTGCATTAAGTCTGCCTCAAATTGCTCAGCTATATAATAGTGGGACTCCAATTGACCCAACTACCCACGCCGAAGGTGCACACCTTTTGCATTGGTATCGAATGGGTGACGGCGATTCATTTCCAGCCATTTCAGATCAAAAGGGTTCCAGCGACGGCACTGCGACAAATACTGCTGCCGTACGACTAGTAGAGCTCTCCCCTACACACTCGCCCTCGACACTCGACACTTACACATTAACTGATCCCGACATCGATATGTATTTTGACGCTGGTGACCACCCAGGAACTGCGTCGGATTGGATTGATCAGATTGCGAGCTGGACTGCGCACATCGACGCTGGCTCCGGGTCTCCTACGAAAACAGAGACGTCGCAGTTTCCTGGCTTCTACGAACTAACGACCAACCGACTGTTCCGTGTTGCGAGCGATACTTCGAACGCTGTCACAACCAATTGCGAGTTTACGTACGTCATACGTATGTACACCGGTGCGTTGGATGGATCTGGCGGATTCTACACTGGGTATGACGGCCACTTCGACGGATACTCAGGGTTTCAAATCTACAATCTGTTTTACGGTGAAGACGTCGGTGTCCGCATCCGAAAACCTGATGACAGCGGCGATAACTGGGCAGTCGAGGAACACACGTCAGCGCACGCTAACAAGTACGTGATGATTGCTGTCACCGTAAAAGTGGTAGCCGGGGTGGCCAGGGTGAGAGCCTACGCGATGGGCGGCAAGTTGGGTGAAGACACTTCCCTTAGTGGTACTTTCACACCGGTTGCGAGTGCTCCGCTCGGTCTATGCGGCAATGCGTACACAGGCGGCGGCGGATACAATTCCAGCGCCAATGGACAGAAGTATATGTCGTGTCTTCGCTACCAGCGCGAGCTCACCGAGAGTGAGGTCGCACTGCTGTGCGCGCGTTTCAATGCAGTGAAAGGATTTATCTAAATGTGGGACGGATGTGCGCACACCGGCGGCCTCTATCCGAATCGCAGCGGCGCAGGAGACTTTTTCAGCTACGGGGCAAACCTAGTTAAAGCTCTTGGTTTTGATACACTAAAAGTTTATCTATCCAACGGCTACGCCAACCGCGATTACATCAACCAAACTTGGGGCGCAGCGCCCACAACGCTAACTGAACTCGCGCAGAAGACTCCGATCGCTACCGCACTAGCAGACGCAGCTTTCTCTCGCTTCGTGTTGTCGACCTTCTCGATCGGACAGCCGGACTTAGCTTGGGCTACCACCGGACTGACGCCAACTGACCTTCAGGCTGAGTATACTCAGGTTTACGATCTGAGCGTGCATCTTCTTTCGAGTCACTCTGGGAAACAATTCATTCTCAAAAACTGGGAAGGTGATTGGCAACTGTTAGGCGGAACCGGCAACAAGGAACGCAACGTTCCGACCGGGCGTATACATCTGTATCAGGCCTACCACAGGGTGCGTCAAAAGGCCGTCAGCGACGCGAGAAACGCAGTCAGTTCGACCTCAACGATTCAGTACGCGATCGAGTGCAATTTAGTCCTCGACGATTTCGGGCCACGCGTGCACCGCAATGTGCTCCCGGTGATCAGGCCGGACATGGTCTCTCTAAGTATTTACGAAGCAACAAACTACGGCTGGGGATCCGGCGAAGCAGCTATCACGACCGAGATCAGTACCCGCCTCCCCAAAATTGTTTCTCGTATCCGCGCTATTTACGACCCAAGCATACCCATCATCATTGGCGAATTTGGGTTTCCGCAAGACGATTCGGCATTTAACTCCACCAGTCCCGATGTTGGGAATTTGATTGCGACCGTTCGCTCAGTGGCCTCAGGCCTCGGCATACAAGGCTGCATTTGGTGGCAGATCTTAGACAACGAAGAGTTATCTGCAGGAGTGCCAAGAGGGTTCGGTTTGTATAACCGAAATGGTTCGAGCTCCACAGTTGGTTCGTTGAGTTCAGCTGGAACCAAATACAGCAATTTATTGTAGGGCAGTATTTTTATGAAAGAAAAAGCAAAGGAGATAGCAGTCGCAACAACAGCCGCATCCCTCACAGCTCTGGCACCGATTTCAGGAATTCTTACCGCCGTGTTCGGGTTGGTGTTCCTTGACTGGCTTACCGGGGTTTATCGCTCAATCGTAGTCCTCAAGCAGCCTTTCACAAGCGTTCGCATGAGGGACACTGCAATCAAGCTAGTTCCCTATCTCTGTATCGTACTGGGTGGTTTCTGTGTCGACCACGTGCTGCACTTTGACGTGGAAGACAAACTCTACTTCACGCGGTCCTTCGCGCTGCTTGTGATCTCGATCGAAGTGCAATCGCTCGGTGAGAACACAGGGTTCAATCTCACAGAGATACTCAGGAAAGCGCTAAGCCCGCCACCCAAGTCTTAAGCATGCAAAGCAGCGGCAGTCGGCGCAGCACGTCGAGCGCGCCTACGCGTTTCGTGCGGCTTCATCTCGGTAGATACGCGCGCTTCACCCAAAAATACAAAACAAGAAGTCACCGCCGCCGCGTCAAACAGGACTTGGCGAACTTTGATGAAGACACATTCGATGACCATCCGGAGGACTCCTCCGAAATCTTTACTTCTTGGGACGTAATTTAGTGGGAAACATCCGAGTCGATCTCAGTCTCCTTTACCCTCCGTTTGCATCGGTTGTTGTTGCCCTCATGTCGGACCTCAAGTCGTTCTATGCGACCTCAGGGGCACGAGGTGAACAGGAGCAAAACGCACTCTTTGCACAAGGAAGAACCACCCCCGGCCCCAAAGTTACGAACGCAAAGTTTGGATATTCTCCGCACAACTTTGGCATTGCGATTGACGTTACGCATGACTCTGACCTCACCAAGCCCGGCCTTCAATCAGATTGGAAGCCAGAGAACTATGCAGCGTTGGGTGCGTACGCCAAGAAGCATGGGCTAATTTGGGGCGGTTCGTGGCAGTCGCTTAAAGACCTGCCACACTTCGAATACGATATAAAAAGCCTCGGACTCTCTCTGTCCGATCTTCGAACCATATATTTCAAAGACAAGTTGCCGGGGGTTTGGAAGCTCCTCGATGCAGCTCGCAAGGGGTAACGTGCAATGCTCATCGAGTGGCTTAAGAAACGTTGGGCTTACGTTGCGGCTGGCCTCGGCGCTATCCTTGTGTCTGCCGCTATTTACCTATCAGGCCGTTCGCTGCGTAAAGGCGATGTCGAAATTGGAGTTGCGAAGCGAGAACTCGAGAACGCTAATCGCACTTACAACGAAACCCTAAACAAAACGCACGCAATCCAAGAGAAAAGTAAGCGTTTAGTATCGGACATTCTTGTTGAGCAAAACAAGCGTGCCGAGGACGCGAAACGCGTTGAGGGCCTGAGCGATGAAGAAGTTGTTAGTGAGCTGCGTAAGCGCGGCGATATTACTGACTAGTGTTCCCGCGGTAGCCGGGTGTGGTGAGTCTGACCTTGCGTGCTTCCGCCGCGGTTTCCTTGAACGGGGGCAGACTATTGATTCGTTGGGTCGCGAAGTCATGCAGCTCAACGCCCTGGTCAAAACCAAGGACGAACAAATAGATACCTCGCAGGTAGCGCTTAACTCACTGAAGGCATCGCTCGATTCCACAACGCTTGCGGTAAAAGCAGGCGAGCGCAAGTGGCACGAGTCTCCCGTGCTTTGGTTCGGCGTAGGCGTGACGGCTGGAATCTTAGTCGTTTTGGTGTCGGCTGTCGCCCTATCTCAAGTGCATTAGTAACATTGTACGACGTTGCCGGTTTTGTAGCAGTTCTTGCCTGGTTGATAGTTACTTGAGTTGTAATTGTACCCCTGAGACTGCGCCATGCCGCGCGCGAACGCCGCCTGCTCTTCCTCAGTCATAGGACCGCAGGCACCAACAAGCAGGCCGACAACTAACGCTATTGCTGCTTTTCGCATTTGGCGTCTCCCTCGTTATCCAAGCTTAACACACCTCGCTTAAGGCGGCGCTCTAAAAGTACAGCGTCCGACAAAGCAACCACGCCATAGCTGCCGCAGTATATGCATTGGTAACTTGGCGCTAACTCGTATGATAACTCGCGCTTACAATCAGCACAGAACGTATCTACGAGTGGATATGCCCTCTGAGACATGCCCGCCAGTACCTCCGCTACAGTCAGAGGCTCCGGTAAGTGCAAATTGTGTGTAAATCCTTCTGAAAGAATGGTCGGCGGCTGTGTAAAATTTGAATTTACACTGGCGATATCTGTCCTCGCCTCGGGAGCGCCATTCCTTTGCAATTTAGCTGTAAGTAGCGTTCGATAGCGCTCCTCAGCAGACTTCGAGTTTCGTCGATCATGGCTCGTCCTTGTCAGCTTCGGCGATGGCTGCCTGTGTCCTAACGCATTTCGAATTGTCCAAAACACGACCGTAAATTCTCATGCTTAGCGCCCTCTCCGCGAACTCGCGCGCCACGGCTTCAATGGCATTAGTAAGCCGCGCAACAACCCGTTCGTCTGTTGGAGACAATAGGCCTTTCTGTAAAGCGCCATAGGCCTTGGGGCCACACCAAGCGTTAGCTGCTTCCTCTTCCGCTCTCCGCTTCAGCCAGCTCATTCGTCCCCCATCACGACCGAAGCAGCCCTCCATCTTAGTTCCTCGCGGTCGGCCGAGTCGTTGATCAACTTAGCGAGTTTTGCAGGCACCAGCCGCGAGTAGTGCATCTTGTTCCCCGTTTTCACAACGACGCGGACCTGCGCCTCGGCACTTCCTTGCGGTGGTTGTTTGAATGTCCGGAGCACGTGTTCGAGTTCTTTTGCTGAAAGGATTACCATGTCCATAGTATCGTGAGTTATCTGTCTAACCCTCGCCAACCTCGCGATTGCTGTTGAGGGCACCGAATACGTGGCATCGACGTTCTCATTAACAATCGAGTTCATCGGATGCCGCCTCCCGTCACAAAGCCGTCAGGATAACGCTCTCGCAGCTTACGGATATTCGCCTCCGCGACTTCGACCAAAGAGAGGCCGTTCAAATTGGCCACCCAGGTAAGATAAAAAAGTGCGTCGCCGAGTTCTTTCTGCAGCTTGCTGGTTTCCGCGCGAACGCCGTGAAAGCGCTCTTTCTTAATTAACTCAATGACTTCTCCGACTTCGCCCGCCAGCCCGAGAGCAGCGTTCAAAAGCGCGTCAGGATCCTCGTTTCGAGTCCGAGCAGCCTCTTCTTCGTACCAAGCGAAATCATTCATGTGAAACGCTCCAACAGTAAAGTGACTGCTGCTGTGACAACCACACCGAGTGAAAATCCAAGGATCAGCTCGACCATTACTTGCTCTCCATCCAACGCCCTACCTGCATGCCAAGAGCAAATGTGTTGAGCAGCGCCATTCCAACAATAATTACTTCAATCATTTCTTTACCTGCTTCTTTACGGAAAACGGCTTCACCGCCGGGGTCAATTTGATCACTGCAATCGGAAACAAAATGTGGGTTTTCATCGTTGCTCCTTGCGCGTCGCGAACCGATAGGTGCTGGCACCCGTCTTCTCGTCGATTGTGCGAATCCAGCGGCCTCGACTGAGAAGTTTCTGTGCGCGCTCACGCTCGAAGTTTGCGTCACCGCGGGCTTCAGCGAGCTGCAGCTCGTAGTCCATGAACTTTTCGTTGGCCCAGATCGAGCCACCAGCGGTACCCGTAAACAGCAGTAATGCTAGCGTTCTCATTTCTTCTCCTTTTCTTCTTTGAAGTTCAGCTCAACGACTTCGAACGGGTACCCCGTGATTTTGCGGAGTTCCTTCACAGCTTTTCTCACCTGCTTCAGCTGAAAGATCGCTGGCAGTTCGTCGAAGTAACGGGCCTCACCTTTTGCATCGATGTACCCGACGCCCCAAAACTGAAACTCCTTATATTTGCGTAGAGTCATTTCTTAGCTCCGTACTTGAAGCGATCGTCCACCCCGGTTTCAGTCTCTTCGTACGTAAGAAGAAACATCAGGTTGACGATTGCGTGAGCAAGGTGCTGCTGGCCTGACTCGGCGTCAAAACGTTCGCCCTTTTGCCACGCAGCAATGTGGCGAAACGCTGCGCCCAGCGGACGAGACCAGGCCATGCCTTGGCGCCAGTTGTACGCCTTGTTGACCTTGTCGTATTTTTCGACACCGTAGGCCAACACTTTACCGACTTCGATCATGGCTTCCGCTGGGGCCAGGTCCATGCGGGGTTTGCCCTCATCGAACTTGATTCCCGTGGGTTTGGGGCTGGTAACGAAGCCGTCGAAAGTGTCCCCGTATGCGTCAGGCAGGTCCTTGTCGAACGACTTTGCGTAGTCGTGCTCCACAGGTGGAACTTCAACGTCCTTGAGATTGTTCTCAGCCCAAGCATTCAAACGGTGAATTGAGTTTCTAAAATTGTTCAAGCGACAAGCTCCTTCTTCAAATCAGTGACAATCTTGATGAGCGGATCCCAGCCGCTGACGCGCGGCAGGTCGATGCGACGGTTGTGCGGACAATCCCACAGCAGTGCGACGCCGCTGTTGAGCGCCGACCAGGCCCGAACATTAGTAGCGTGATCATCAACGAATAGATCTGCGGAGACGAACTGCTTCGCGCTGGTGTGAACGATCTGGTTTTCGTTGACGCCGAAATGTCTCTTCAGCCACGCAGTGCGCTCAAATGCCCATGTCGGAGAACTTAGCCAAGGTGACGTAACAAGGACTACATCTGCAAATTTTTGCAGTGCTTTGAATCCATGTTTGGCACCGGGCAAGACTAGCAAACTTTCGCAAAATCCCGGGGTGCCGATAAGTTCAAAGACCGCCTCAGTCTCCTCAGGTTGCAACTTGAACTGCAACCAAGGCGACCACTGCGACACTTCCTGTGATTGGTAGTGCCTGCCAGTGACGTGGTGTATCGCGTCCAGAGCACCTTCGAGAAAGTCGGCTAGAATTCCGTCGACATCCAAAGCAACGAGTGGTCGCATATGTTTTATTATCTAACATTAAACAATAGAACTAGCAACACAAATTAACGTACGTACTTGGTCATGTTGCCCCACGACGGACCAAATTTGGCATCCGCGACCAGCGGCACTGGGTCAATTCGTGTTGTAGTCTCCATAAGCCGGAGCAGCTCGTCGCAAATTTCCTTCGCCCCTGGCCCTTCGGTAACCTCACACACAAGTGAGTCGTATACAGTCAGGAGCATCCCGGCTTTGTCTGCGGGAATCGTCTTGTCGATTGCGACAATCGCGCGGCGCATGATGTCGGCAGCGCTTCCCTGAAGGAGGAAGTTATAGAACTTGTGCGCGTTGTCTTCTTGTCGGTGGTTCTGCGGATTGTAGTAATGCTCTACCCGTTTAGTACGTCCAGAAAGTGGATAGCGCATGTAATCGTTTCGCTTCGCTGTCCCGATGACCTTTTTGATGAAGGGCTGAAGGTCGGGCACGGCGTCGAAGTAGGAACGGATGTAACTACGTCCCTCGCACGAGCAGTAAACTGGGTCCGCTGCTGAGCAGGCGATTTCCTTCAGCTCGCCATCCTTCATGCTCCATACGGGCTCGTAGTGGTAGACGTATTCTCCGTTAGGCAGCTGGTGATGTCGCAGATTCAGTTTCACTGCGAGTTTCCACGCACCCATGCCGTACGCGGTACCCAGAACGACAGACTTCGCGGACGTACGTTGCTCGTCAGTCGCCTGTGAAACCTTGAACATGCGCTCCGCAGTGGGACGGTAAATGTCCAACCCCTTTTGGAACAGCTCTACGAGGCTGGCCTCTTTGCTGTAAAAGGCGCCCAACCGCGGTTCCACGCTTGCATAGTCAGCCTCAAACAGAAATTTTCCCGGTGAGGCTTTGAAGCAGCGTTTCAGGCTATATGCGCGAGTTGCAGAGTCACGCGAACAGTTAGCCATATTGGGACCGCTACTGGAGAGCCGTCCCGTAATGGTGCCGTGCACCTTGTAATTGGTGTGGATTCGTCCATCAGCGTCGCACAGTTCGAGAAATGGGTCGAAGTAGGTAGAGGTAGCCTTCTTCACTTCTCTATAATCGAGCAGTGCGCGAATATCCCTGCGCGGCTCACCTTCCATGACGGACATGAGAAAATCTTTGTTAGTCTTGGGCAGCTTGAGCCATTCGATCAACTGCTTAGGCGAGTTGAAGTTGATGCCTCCGTTCATCTCTGCAAGTTCGGCCTGAAGCGCAGCCATACGCGGCCCAATGTTGTCCATTTGTCGCTGCACTTCTTCCTTATCGAGCTGAATGCCGCGCATCTCCATTCGAATGAGTGCAAGCTGAAAGTCGCAAAGCTCTTCGTAGACTGCATCGGTGCGCCACTGGCGTAGCACTTCGAGGCGGTTTTCATGTAACCGCTGGCTAAGGCTCAGGTCGTCAACACCGTACTGATAGACAACGCTGGCCGGCAACCGCCACAGGTTCTCCATCCCACCTTCTGCTGTACTGAGGCCGCGGGCCTTGAGCTCTGCCTTGAGTTGCAGCTGAGCACTGATGCTCTCAATGCCGAAGTACTGTGCACATAGCTTCTTCAGCGCGTACGCCTTGCCTTGTTTCGTCACCTTTTCGTTTTCGTTAGCCGTGTGAGCCGCAATCAACGAATCGCGAATCTTGGACGGCATCGAGAAACCGTCCTGCAGGAGAATCTTAATGTCGAAAGAAAGATTGTGGCCTAACCACAGCGTGTTTCTTAGTAAGTCGCGCAGAGGGCTGAGCAACTCCAACGAAAGGTTTTCTCCCTCACCGTGGCGGAACGGAAAGTAGTAGTTCAGATTGGTATCGGCGACTGGGCCAATCTGAATGGAGCACATTCGGGCTGGGTTTTCGTGCTTGAACATGTTGAGGCCGTTGGTCTCAGTGTCCACGCGAAACCCACTGCCGCGATAGTGCGTCAACGTGTCATAGGCACGCTGAAACTGACTGTTTGTTGTAACCAGCACTCATTGCACCGAAACCAGGAATGTGTGCTCACACGGCTTGGTCTCATAGGTGACCATAGTTACTGCCAACCCTGGTTCCAGTTGCGCCTTGGCCTTTTCTTGCACCATGCGCAGCAACTGCAGTTTTTCATCTTCATTCAGGGGCCGTGTGGTCGCGATGTCTCGCTCGTAAACGTAGTTACGGGCGGACCCTGAAACACTTGTGTCGCTGTCCCAGCCGCTGTCGGTAACCAGCAGAGAGTGAATGTCTGATGGACCGCGATCTTTTGCGGATTGCTTAGACATAGTCGCCTCGCGTAGCGCTCAACCCTTGATAGACAGCCTGCTGCAACTGCTCGAATTTCTCGCGATAGTTTTCGGCGTTTAAGATGTCATATTTCAGCCAACTGCGAAGCTGGGAGGCGACATTATAGACCACATTGGCCAAGTCACGTGCGTCCAGGTGTAGATCATGCGCAATCACGTCGTCTTCATTTTTCAGATTGAACTCGATGGTGACTTTCATGCCGCACCTGCTGCATGGCTTCGCAACTTAGCCTGCAAATCATCGATATCGGCCAGCGCTTCTTCAAGCTCATCTTGCAGCTCATTGGCCATTTCGACATCCCACCTTAGCGATTCAATTTCTCGCTCGACCGATTCCGGGGATGCACCCAAACTACGCCATTGGCGTACCTCTTCAATGAGCTGAATGATTGCTTCGCGAGCAAGTGGGCTCTCAGAGGAGTATTTCGAATCGATCTCCAGATACACCAGGTCCGCTTCAGAAAGTTGCGTCATACGAACTCCAAGCAAGTGGTTTACTGACAGCGGATTCGGACCGCGGCTGCCGTGAACGAACTAGAAAGGGATTTCGCTAGTGGATGTGGTTTCAGGCGCGAGAACGTCGGCCACAGCCATTCGATCTTTGCCGTTGTATGTTTCCTGCACTAACTTCAGCGTGCAGTCCTTGCTCACAACATCACTGGGCTTGAACTTGTAGGCGCCCGTCTCGTTCTTCTGAATTCCAAACGCTTGCTTCAGGATGCGTTCGGTGATCCCAGCGCCTTTGCCAGTGAGCGGAAGATACTTTTTGTAGTCGATGCCCGCGGCTTTCCCACCGGTCCCCACAAGGGTGAGAAGAAGCATGCTCGCACCTGAGGACTGCGCTGTGTACGGAACAATGGAGACGGCTTTGGCGGGGTAGTTTCCACCCTCGAAAAAATACTTACTTGTGCGTGTTGTCGAGCCGGATTCTGGAGGCGGGGTGAAGTCGAAGGACTCTTCGTTGGCGGGGACGGGAGAGGTAAGACCTGGAATGCTCATGATAACTCCACAACTGGCGAAAGGCGCCGAGTTGCTAATGTTTTATCATAAACAATTAGAACGTCAAACCGAAAAGCGATGAATTAGAACGCGTACGCCTTCTTGTAGCGTGAGAAGATGTCGGGAAACGTCGGGTCGACCAGCACGGGCATCACTTTTCCCTCGATTTCGGTAGTCATCTGCGCTGCGACTGCAACATCGCGCGTTTTACAAGAGACCGGGCCTAGGTTTGCCGTATAGAGGTAACGCTTGTTGCTTTTCTCGTCATATACGTACGTCCATGAGTCATCAACCAAGCCACTAAGTGTTGGACGAATACTTTCACTCACGTCTGGAACGATTGCCGTTGGTGGTTGAGTAGTGTCCGCTTGTAGCGTGCCGGGCTTGAGCGGATAGACTTTTTTCACCCACGTGGTCAGAACGACGCTCACAGGTAGGTCGCGAGCCATCCGTAAAATTCGCAGCATACGGTTCTTCGCGAGCATGAAATCACGAAGCTCGTTGCTGGCTGCATCGCGCTTGCTATTGGTCTTCGCGGCATCAGCTGCAATGTCCGCCAGCTCTTTGCGTGAGAGCTCGGATAGACCATCAAGAACAACCGTCTTGATATTGGCTACGCTCTTATCTCGGTTCGCGATAAGCCACAAAACCTGCTCGACTTCAGCTATCGTACGCGCACTCACGCCGGCGGTGTCTCCGCGACTGAGGAGGGTCGACGAACCACCGTCCAGGTCGCATATGAGCACATCAGCCATTTCCGGGCAGTCCTGGATGGTGCCGCAAAGATGTGTCTTCCCTACTCCCGGTTCTGATGAAATAAGGATGCGGCGAGTGAACGGAGTGTTCTTGTTAACTGCTAACTTCTTAATCGCGATGGTCATGCTATTCCTCTGTGAGAATCCGTAAGGATTGGGGTGACGTGGTGAAGTTGTTCTTGAGGACGTGTTCGACATCCCCGTTGGAAAGCGCAGTGTCGCAGTAAAGCTTGTATTCACATGATTTGCAGCCGAACGGGCTGCGAGACATGTACGCGTACTGGTGCTCGAAGCGGCTCATGCTCAAAGACATTTTGGCGAACTCGTTCCAGTTGTTCTGAATCTCGGCATCACTCACGTAGCGAGGAACCCACCGAAACTGACCGTCAGAGGACGCCCGAATACCGTCGAAGGTGCCTGAATCCTCGCGCACTTTTCGGGGCGCGCGTTTTGGCGGCGTGCTTTTGATCTCGATGAGCGCGAATTGATTCACGTGCGCAATTCCCATGTTGCGCAGCGCATACAGGTAGAGTGGCAGCTGCACTTGATACAGTTCGTCCCCTTCACTGCCGAAGGTGGCTTTGGTCTTCCAATCAATGCAGACGATGCGACCGGTGGGTTTGTGTCTAACCAACGCATCGACGAAACCGTTAAAACCCCCGGGCCAACCTTGAAGCGGGGCGGTAAGCTGCAGTTCAACCACCGGCTTCCCTTCATGGAGGAAAGGCTCAAAGTCCGTGACCGGCAGCCAGTCGCAGAGATTCTCGACAACCGTAAGACTTGATTCCTGGATCTCGGCTAGTGCTTGTGTTTGTTGAGCGCTTAGCCCTTTTGCTGCCTCTGCATTGATCTCGTCTCGGATGTACTCTGCCGAGTTTTTGCCGAGAAGCGCGGCCTCCATTCCCGCGTGGATTACCGTTCCGCGAAACATGCGTTCCCAGCTCTCAAAGTGCATGTCCTTCGCAAGTGGTTTGACCCGCAGTTTGTACTTCAGGCTGTAGGCCATTCGGCACTTTTGGTAGACGTATGCGCGGGAATTGGAGACAGCTTCGAGGTACTGCTTAAATGACATCGTAAGTCTAATATTTTATCATAGAATTACCAGGTCACCAAATTGGTCAGGTAATAATTTCCAATAGCGATCGCATCTGCCACGTCATCGGTAGCCGGTGTGAAGCCGTACTTATCCTGCACGTACTTGACCGCAGCCGCCTTCGTGTCTGGCACCCGGCCTCCGAACAAACCATTCTGCCAAGTCGACGCCCCTATGTAGAGCCACAGGTTGAAGCCGCACGCCTCCCCAGCTGATTGCGCAATGCCCCGCCGCTGCCCGAGCGTGAGTGACCCCTTTACGCTGCGAAAGCTCATCCAATGCTGTTCCAGTAGGCAAATGCGCTCACTCTCCGGATACTTCGCAAGGTAGGGTTCTACCAGCGGGCTAACCACCTGCATGAGGCTGCGAAAGCTGTCTCCCTTGGCGGGCGAGTGCGCTACCAACTTTCCTTCCGCAAACAGTGCAACTCCAGCCGCTGCAGCAGGGTCAATCACGAGTACGAGTTTGGGCGGCGGCAGCTTCGACTTAGTAACTTTCGACATCGAGCACCGAGTCAGCGAATCCTAAGTCTTCCTCGTGGTTGTGGAGGATGTCTTGTACCTCTTCAGCGAAAGCCAAACCCGACTCGTCGACCCACACTGCGTCCTCGTCGCGCTCGACCAAGTAGGCAAAAGCAGTCTTGCCCTGAAACTGTAAGCATAAGGTGCGCCGCGCTAGGTCTGCCGGTGCTAACTCAAGTTGCGTGGGAGTTAGTTCCGGAGACCGCTGGTTGACGTAGCTTGCTCGTTTAGTCGCGGTGAGGCGCAGTGCTTTGGCGCGCAACGCCCGGAGCCTGTCGTAGAGCACGCTTCGCTTTACGTTTAGCACCTTTGCGATTTTGCGCGGCGGCATCTGCAAGAACAGCTCTGCTAGTTCCTGTTCACTCGGTAGCAGGTCAGGCATAGCCGTCGTGATTGCGTTCACGATGTATTGACGATCGAAGTTAATGACCTTGGTGAACGAGTGGTAAGGCAGACAACCAGAGAGGCCAGCTGCGAGTTCAGGTTCTGTTTTAGCGTGGTTTCGCAGCCATTCAAGCGCCGCTTTGTCTTTGGAGAGTTTTACGGTTGGGTTGTTACTGTTGTTGGACATGCATCGGGGGGTTCTCCTTCAGTAAGAATGGCTGGCTGCGCGCCAGGTACGTTGACAGCCGGGCTGCCCGCAGGAACACGGCTCCGATAAACCGCCTCCCGTTTCAGGATCTTGTGAATTGTACCGACTTCGATGCGCGTGTTGTTACTCGTGCGGAAGCCGCGGGTGTGGACAACATCCACTATGTTTCTCAGGGAAGCTCCGGAGGACCGTAGTTGATGACAAAGGCGGACCAAATCAGCGCCACGATCGTCAATGGCCAATGCTCCACCACCCACGGAACGAAACCCAGTAGCAGCTCTACCACCCCGAAAACTCCCTCGGCGTTTGATAGAGGCCGCCTTCGCCTGCTTCATTCTTCCTAACCATTCTGCACGCTGAAATTCGGCGACACTACCGAGCAACTGGCGAACCAAGTTCCCTGTGGGTGAATCCTCAAGCTTAACGGTAGCGGCCACGACTTCCACACCGGCCGCGGTGAATTGGGCATAGAGCTGCTCTGACACGACGAGCTTACGTGCAAAGCGATCAAGACGATCGACCACCAAGCGCGTGAGTGAACCTTGAGAGGCCTCCGTCAACAGACGCGTGATTTCTTCTCGGTCGGCAGTCGTGCCCGTGACTGTCTCAGAAACCCATTCATCGATCTGAACATTGTTGTGCAGCGCCCAAGCCAAGATGGAAATGCGTTGCTGTTCGATACCATTGCCAGCTTCCTGGCCCTTATCGGAGATACGCATGTAGGCGACTGTTTTCATGCTTCCATTGTAGCGCAATTGGAAACGTTGTCAAATAGATTATTATCTTACATTGGACATTAGAATTTTATGCTTGATGTTGGTGAGTCCGGCTGCATGAACGCCAGAGAATACGTACCAACCCTGCGGCCGCAAACGCACTATCCCCTCTGCTTCCAGTGCGCGCATGTATTGGGGCCTGGACAACTCAAGTGGCGCAACTGCCTTGGCAGATAGCAGTCGTGACATCAGTCGCTGCTTCGTGATCTGCAGCTTCGCACCTTGCAGTCGGTACGAGATGTCGTCAGGAACCACCGTTGGCATGTGATAACGAAAATGTTGGAGCGTGGGCGACTCTTCCCAAAGCTTAACGCCAGCGGCCGCGATGGCCCGATGCTTAGAGGTTGTCAGCGCCTTTCCATCAGCGATGGCTAAAGTCGCGTCCCAGGCCACCTTAGGAAGAAAATGTCCGCGCGCATCGCAAAGCTCACTTGACCAGGTAGGACCCAAAAATCCTGCAATGAGCCATTCCGGCGCCCCAACAGCACGCAACATACTTCCGTAGGCATCTTGTGGAAATGCGAACACGCCCACTCGCTCCCGCGGTACCCACATGAATTGATTGGAGATGCGATGCCACGTAGCGTTGCGCAGCATTATGATCGGCTTGTAGTTGGGCGTGTGGTACTTCTGCGTGCGTTGATGGCGAAGCATTGCCACCATAGTTCTGCACAGCGTTTCGTCTGAGTACTGCCCGTTGTCGTCAAGTACGCCGTAGCACCGAGCTGTAGTTGAGACCGGGGGTAGCGCAGGTTCACCCTCGATACCGAGCTGCCGCAGGAGTGTAGTCTTCCCTACCCCGGTCGCCGCAACGAAAATCGATTCCTCTCGGACTCGCAAATCAACGCGCTGAGAAATGTCGATGATTGGGGCGGCAGAAGGAAAAGAGCGAACGATCTGCGCAATGTCGCTGAACGTCTTGTCAGACGGCAGGAGTGTCAGCTGGTTGGTCAACTGCTTTTTGCTCCTGATGTTCGTCGACCACTTTGCTTGCTTCGCGCATTAGGTAGAGCACCTTCTTCTTCCACTGCGAAGGCACTTCCGACGCTACCGCGTTGATGCAGCGGTTAAGGTTTTTCTCGACAGCCTGTTGTACAGGCGTTGAAAACTGGAGCGTTTCCACAACGTGGAGAAATGCAGCCGCGGCCTCCAGTACAGCCGTCTGCGCATAGGCGGCATCCGCAATCGCTTCCTCTTCGGTGTTCACGTCATTGAAACGATTCGCGTTTGAAAGAATGGGCGGATCGATCTTTACAGTAGGTGCAGGACTATTAACTTTCGTATCGTCAGGAGTAACCATTTGTGTCTCTCATTGTGTGCAAACAGACAAGTTTGTCTGGAATGGGTTACAAAAGCGTTTGCCGCTTGGATTCGAACCAAGTCCTGCGCGTTATCAGTGCGCTGTGCGACCAGCTGCCTTCTACGGAGGACTTACAACCACACTCCGGCAAACAAACACTTGTCTCTCCAAGGAGTCACACCACTAGGGTCCGTAGAACCCGGCCAGGTGTCGGCCATGCTGCATGTACGTCAAAGACGGAACTAACAGCAGAAAACAGGGCTTACTCTCCAGCCAAAGTCACACCACTCTCGCGAAGCAGGTGTCGCTCGGTTGGGCTCAGCGGGATTCGAACCCACGAGAGTAGCCAACCTGTGCCCCACCAGGGGACAACTCTTGGTAGCGGGAGAAAACCCAGCGACGTCTTCTCGTGCTGGGACATGAACCCAGTGGCTTGACATCTTCGCCCTTCCCGCGACGTTTTTACTTATCAATCCCCAACCCCAGACGCAGTTTGCGTGCATAGTCGCGCATCTGCTCGCGAGTCATATCATCACTGTCGAATCCGATGTCCCACGCGAATTGCTCAAGCTTGCGAGACTTCCTCACCAACTCTCTGTTCAGTTGCATTTCGAACTCGCGCACCTGTTGGAGGATTTGGTACTTTCCTGCGTACTGCTTATATGCTGCGTTTTTAGTTCTCAATCCTCGCAACCGTTGCTTGACTACTTCGGGAAGCTCCATCTCGTCGGGCAGCAACTTCATGTTATCAGTTTATCATAAAACATTACAGCAACCAAACGTCGCCGACCAAAATCAGCAAATGGTATGCCCCTAGTAGACATCAACCGACCCGGCATCATTGTCCGCAACGTGATAGACGAGCTTAAACGTTGGACAAAGCACTCTAGTGAAAACACCGAGCGCATCAACAACAAGTTCTACGAGCTCCCGGCCGCCTACCAGACATTCACGCACGGCACGCAGCAGGAAGTCCCCAACCCATTCTATCCATCCGTGCCGACCGGATTTCTCGTTACGAACACGAGCGCCTCAACATCTCCAAGTATCTCGTTCACTCCAGTCACCCGCTCGGGGTTCTGTGGAATAACGGCAAACTTTGCACGCCCAGCCGGGGTTGTGGACCTGCTACGAGCGGCCACTCAATCAATACCGAGCGCAACATCCACACCCATTCAATGGACTTCAGACGAATTGTCGCTCACCTTGGTAGGTACAACAGCCACTAGCGGCGCGTTCTCGTATGACTATACAACGACTACGGGCACACCTCCGACGAATAGCAAAATCACCTGCCTATCCTCAGGGTTTGTATTGGTAACTGCCTCTGGTGGTTTCGCTGCGAATGCGACAGGGCTCCGTGAGTTCTGGTTAGTAAAGAACAACGCAACCACTCCGCGATGGGCGGATACATTGTACCAGTCGCCACCCGTAACTACGGACATTCGATTCAACCTTAGTGCTGTTATTCAGGTCACCGCTGGTGATTATCTGCAGCTGTATTGTTACCAGGATAGTGGTGGCGCGTTAAACACCCTTGCGGGCACAGTTTCGCGATTCCAAGCGCGATACGTAGATGTGCCGACAACATACTCAGGCACGGTGCAAGGTTATCTACTCGGCCCTTAGACCTTGCAGGCAGGGCATACGTAGTTCGCCTGAATAAACACCCGCTCGTACGCTTCGCACTTTGGGCACAACTCAGAATTGGTGTACGCAGGGATACTACTGCCTACTAAGGCCGCGGTAACCCTATCCTCAGGTTCCTGTTCTTCGTCAGGCTTGTCCTTTTGGTTCGGCGGCATCCACATCGAGTCGGAGAAAACCTTAGAGACAGCATCTGAACCATACACAGAGTTCAGGAACTCCAACACGCCGCTCACGTCTCCCTTGAGGCTCATAAAATTTCTCCTTCCGACATCGAGCGCTTTCTACGGGAGCCGCGGGTGTTTTCTTTGATGCGCGTAGTATAGGCAGCAAAAGCCTCTCGCATCTCGACATGGCCTCCGAGCGTAGGCGCTTCCCCCGTAGTGCGGACGTAGCGATGCAGCTCTTCCAGGAAGCGCGTCTCTAGTTCCTTAACCCCAGAATACATTAGTGATGCCTCCCTCGTTGCGGCGGTGCACAGCGCGGAGATCCTTATCGTAGACTGGCTCCCACCCTACGCGGCGACCTTTGCCGATCTTGCGGCAGAGCACTTCCGCGGAAACAGCGGATGCCTCACGGAATCGCAATTCAACACCGTCGACATTCAGCACATTCAGTCGACATAACGTCGTCACTGGCAGAATCACATAATCCTCGAGCTTAGGACCAAGCTGTAGCCGTGCCTCGTTAACGTGTTTTGTCATTCTAATATTTTATAATACAACGATAGATCATTCAAGGCATTTTGTTGCACTCATAACCAAAAGCTGGGTGAGTTCGGTTGTAACTCGTCTCCGCAGACTCACGGTTAGTCGCCCCCAGCTTCGTGTTTCGGGGTGCGTCGCCATAATGCCGTCTGGGCGATGGTCTAGCCCGAAGTAGTGTCCAAGTTCGTGAATGAAAACTGTGTAGAGTGTTGAGGGACTGAGACCGGGGCGGAGCGCAATGAGGTTACTGCGGCTGCCTCTTAGGTGGTAACCAACGGAATCGCGATCCGCAGGTCCAAATGCGTCGTCACTTATTACGATACGACGGCAGCGAGGACCGAATTTGCGCGCGACAACCACCCGGCTACTAACAACTGCGAAGTCGCGTAGAGCTTGTCTAATCACTAAGCGCTCCGAAGAATTGCCGCCGCAGAGTTGAAAGACCGTCACTACCTATTTGCGAGTTTGAGAATGCTCTCCTTCAGTGCGAGGAATTCCTGCTCGACGCGCTGCGCCTCTGGCAAATGCTCGACTTTCCACTCCTTGTGAAGTTCAGCCATTCTCCGGCCTATCGCGACCGCGATTTCAGACAAGATTTGATTGGTTTTGTAGAATTTACGCAGCCACTTTAGATTCGAGTCCAGGCGAAAATACACCCAGCAATCGTCGTGCCCACCACCGGGCTTTGTGTAGTCGAATGGGACCCCACAGCATGGACACCCGTCAGGTGGTGGCATTGTGTGCTGCATGCCTGCAATTGAACACTTGTTCAGTACTTGGTCAAGCCGTCCTACTTTGAGACCGGGTAGCCGCGGTCCTGGTTACGGCGAATGCCACCTATGACTAACCTTGAACTTGCTCTTGCCCTGCGTGATGCGATGAATGCCTACTTATGTAACCGCGGTCCTGAAACGCTTGTGCGGCTGACTGCACTGGAAACTGAGGCGCTGCAGCGCATCAGGAGCAGCTTGGCAAAGTTTACAGTTCACCAACTACTATAAACCCAGCGTCCGACTTAGCTTCAATCTCATCGACTGTGTTGTAGGTCTGCGCGCTGTTGAGATTCATGGCTCGTCCTTGTCGGCTTTTTCGATTGCCCCTAGGACATAAATTTCATGACGACTCTCAGGAACGTCAGTGAAACCGAAAGTGGTTCGTAGTACACGTTCCGCGAACTCACGCGCTACCTGCTCTATTCGGTCCTCTATTGCTAAGTCGTCCATAACAAACCCGGGTCCACGTTCTAGAAAGCCTTCGTTCATAGCGAACGCAAGTGCTGCCTCTTACGCTTTACGCTTTAGCCAGCTCATTTCAGCACCACTTCCAGGTCTGATATTTCGATTTCGTCACCACACGGCCAGTCTTCGTCTGGTCCTCCAAGACCAAAGAACCTTGCCCGGTTACAGTCGCAGGAATAGTTGCCATCTTCCCACATGAAGAAGTTGAGCTTGCCGTCCTCATCCCGCCACACTGAACCAGCATCAGGACCGCGGTCTGGCTCTGTGTACTCGCCGATTTGGTCTTTGTATCGCCACTTCATGCGGGCGCGGAAATGTTCCATGTTCATGGCTCACCCTTCGTCACACTACGCACCTTTAGCATTACGCGGTAAACGGCAGGCAAATCGGGTGATGTTTTGGCCGCCGATTCCAGCGCGCTCTGTGCTACCTGTGTCGCAATACAGTTTTTACAGCACGGAAATTCACCGACACAAGCACAACCATCAGCGAGGTACTGCAGCTCTTTTTTCAGGTGTATCAATTCGAACTGCAGGTCATCAGTGAAGCGGTGTTCCGCGGTGAGGGCATCACACAGCTTTGCGATTTCTTCCTTAGCCTTGCGCACCTCCGCCACGAGCCAAGGAATGTCCTCGCGAGCGTGCGCGATGAACTGGGCGTTGGGCTCATGGTCTCGTCTGAACTCATCAACGATGTATTCAAAAACACCGTCAGTAACAGACAGCCCATTTGAGTAGACGCAACCACTGCCAGAGGTCCACGGTCCGGGCGTGGCCTGCGCGGCGCGCTGCTCGATTTCGTCTAGGCGGCTCATGGCAACACCTCCAACGGTTCAATACCGAAACGGTTGCGCACCTCACGAACAGCGGCCTCATGTCCAGGCTGAGACCCCACCCAAACGCCGTCCAAATACAAATCAACCCCGCCCTGCTTAACCTGGGCTGTAATGGTGACTTGTTTCGCAAACGGTAGAACTGGGCAAGGTATCGGTGGGTACTTCGAAACACTCAGCCAGTTTCCTTTCAGCTTGCTCGTTACTTCTGAGCGGGAGCCGAAAAACCAGGTGTATCCTGTCTCCACAACACACACGAGCTGGCAGTTGTTTGATTTAGGATTGTAAAACCAGTGTGGTCCGTGTCCGGACGGTGCATCCATCCACTCGCTCATTCGCCAATCTCCTTCAGTGCCTGCTCTGCCGTTATATAACCTTCGGTTTCGCAGTCTGTGCGCATAGCGATATACTTGAACTCCTTTTTCGCGAAGGCCAACTTCTCTTCCAGTTTTCGGTTGTGGTCTTCCACTCGGCGCATGCGTTCCCTTTGCTTGCGGTGCTCGTTAGCGTGAATGGATGCCGCGGCTAGTGCGTCTCCAAGCTCCGCCTCCACTCTGCGCAGCTCGTCGAACACCTTCACAAGCGTGTCGGAGCCCCAGTAGGAGGGGTTGTCCTTGCGGGCTGCCTTTTCCCATCGGGCGAGTTCGGCGGCGTCGATCATTTGCCACCCAGCCAAGATGCTATGCCGTAACTCACAAAAGAAATAACACCTCCAGGAAACATACCAAGTACGAACGCTTTCTTAACCAAAGCGCTTTGAGCCTTTAAACCGGATATCAATGCACGATTGTGCCGACACGATTGGCACAGAGTCGGGCTGCCTGGTTTACCGATGCAGGTAACACACTCGACAAAATCGGCGGCGTCAATCACGGCGTCTCCTTGGATGAAGTGGCCTCGGGCGCGAGTAGGGAGAGGACTTTTGTTTCGCATGGGCTGAATGTGCAGATGGATGCCGCGGCCTCGCGAATGCCCGCTTGCCGGCCGCGCTCCTCGGCGTCTGCGATTGCTTGGGCCACGGGTTCTATCTCGTCACGGTCGTTCGCTGTCCAATGTGCGATGACAGCTAACTCGATGTGTTCTTCCGTCACTTTGGTCGCGCTCATTTGGCACCCCTCGCGCGAATGAGCATTGCGATGTAGTCGATGTCGCCTTGACCTTCGTCACTCGTGCAGAGCTGCGCGCAGGCTTCGCGTTCTTGCTCCACGGCGGCCTGCACTGCTTGCGCGGCGAAAGCGTCCAGGGCTTCGGCAAGTTGGAAGGTGAGGGGGCCGGGCTGTTCCATGCCATAGAACTTGCTCGCCGCCGCCAGCGCTTCAGGTGATGGCCTGCTCATGCCTCACCGCCTTCGATTTGTAGCAGGAGTTGGTAACCGGGGGCTTGCACAGCGGCGTATGCATCTACTGCGATGTCAGCAAGCATGCGGAGTGGCTCGTCTTTGGTCGCACGAGCAGCAGCACGAGCAGTCGCACGAGCAGCATGAGCAGCATCAGCAGCAGCAGCATGAGCAGTATACGCAGCAGCACGAGCAGCAGCCTCCGGCGTTGGGGTTTGCTCGCACTGTGTGGCGGCTTTTTTCAACGCCGACCTGTGCGGCTCATTTTGCAGCGGGGCGGCTGCGCGCAAAGCAAACGGAACAATCTTTCGGATTACATCTTCGACAACAAGACGTAGCCATTCCATTTGCTGCGCTTTGGACAAGTCCTTACTGCCAAGTTGTGCAATCGCCAGCCGTCGCATGCCATCCGCCCGAGCCTGCTCGGATGACCATTTTGCATCATTCAACGTGAGACTTAACGACCGATCTTGCGCCCCTACGCAGCTAGGAGTGTCTCCGTGTGGCTCGCCCATTGCCAAGCATATCGCGGCCTCGATGCACATCTGGCCCGGCACTGGCTGCCCAAGGCCCGACACAAGACCAGCGTTGACGAACTCAGAAACTTTATGTGCTTGTTCTAGTGTTACGCTCACTGTACAACCTCGTCTGCCACAACAAGAGCAACAGCAGTTAACTTGCTGGCTAGCACTCGATAAACGTTAGCCAGCTGGTCATTTTCATCGGCTAGATCGTTTGCCAGGGTGCCTAGCAACTCGACCACAGCAATAACGGCATCACGACTCCCCTGGTCTTCTGCATTGGCCAATGCCTGCGCGATGTCGAGCACGTAGCGGTCCAATACAGCGCCGCTCTTTACCAATTTCTCTGCGTGCTCAAGGTGCCGAGTTAGCATGGTCGCGTTGTACTTCGTCATTTGCTGCACTGAACCACGGTAACCGAAACAAAAACGTTCGTCAATCCAATTATTTATGATACAACATTAGAATGGAAGCATTCACTCTTCTGCACAAAGATGTCTCGCAACCTTTTCACGGGAAAACGCTGTACGGGGAACTCAGTGAACTGAGACCGCGGTTGGAGGCATACAACCAGGTCGGCTACAACGTGTTCTTTACGGTCAACCGCACTGACGGGCGCGGCCGGAGAGCTGAGAACATTACGGAGGCGCGCTTCTGCTTCTCAGACCTAGATAATGGGCTGCCTGCTAAGTGGCCACTTCAGCCGACGCTCTTGGTTGAGTCGAGTCCCAACCGCTACCAAGCGTACTTCAGGCTAGAAGCTGGGTGCACGGACTTTAAGCAGTGGGCCGCAGTGCAGAGAGCCGTTGTTAAGGAGACCGGGGGTGATTCAAACGCGCAAGATTTGGCCAGAATTCTAAGGGTTCCCGGCTTTATTAATCACAAAAGAACACCGACCCACAAAGTTCATGTGTACTACTTTATCGACAAAACCTACACGCTCGAAGACCTCCGTGATGCATTCGGCACAATAGAATCGGCGCCACTCGTCCAAAAGCTTCCTCTGGCGGATTCTGATCTACCGCCTGCGGAGGTTCGCAAACGGCGGTTTCAGGGCTGGCTCGGAATGCTTGAGGTTCCGCGAGGTGGTGAGCGCAACGCTTTCCTATTTCGTGCAGCTGCCAAGGGGCTACGCGACTTCGCCGTGGATGCGGACGACGTGTACGAGATCCTGGAAGAGTACTGGTACGAACATGACCACTCCGGCGATGACCCACGCCTAGAAAGCATTGTACGAAATGCGTCACGTAGCGCGACTGGCTCCTACGGAAGCGCACTCCAACCAGCAACCATTGAGCTCGTCACTGACAAATAGCTTTGTATTGTTTTAATGTGTTATGATAAAACATTACAATGAACAAGTTCCTTGCCATCGCATTTCTGTCCGGATGCGGCACGCAACAGCCACCACCTAAGCGCGCTAACTTCCACCCTTCTTACGTTGATTACATGTACAGAAAAGACTTTTTCATACTGGCCGACTACATCAACGAGGAGCTCGGCTACGAAGCCCTCTCTGTACAGGAAGACTCGCATCAATCGATACAAGTACTAAGCGCTGACAATCAGGAGTTCTGGAGCAAACTTCCGCCCGGGACTATCGGCGCCACCCAAAATCGCACGACCATCATTCTTCTCCCTGTGGAGACAGTCTCAACCAAGCACGCCAGATCCCTTCTCGCACATGAACTCGGACACGCGCTGGGCTTAGTTCACTCAGACCACGGCTTAATGGCGCCAATAATCACAGATGATTGCGAGAATATCGAGGGGCCCTGTCTGCTTGACGCCCTCCGCGACCAAGGCCTTGCCCCACAATAATTTCGCAAAGGATACCAATGACAGACAACAACGTTTACGACTTGTTCGCCGAGTTAGTCGCTAAGTATTCCGCCGAAAAGAACGCTCGCGAGGGAAAGCAGCAAGGACCATCCAAGCTGCAACTCATCAACGGTGCAGTGCGCGGAGCCTACCACGACATCTGCCGAGACTACCGCTACATGGCGTCTGAGCTCTTAAGTCGCCAGCCATATATTGTTAAGATCGACAACCTCGCCGTCGTACACCCAGCATCGGAACAACTGCTGACAGACTGGGTGCATGCCCGCTACCACGAATCCTTTAGCCGCAAAGACGTTGACGACATCACCACACTTCTCAAGCGTGAGATGCGTCAGCCCGAGGCGCTCGTTAAAGTGTCGAGTGTGGCGCCCATCCGGTGGGCTGATGAAGACGGTTTGTGCCACTGTCGGTTGCCGGTGTCGCGAGAAGCAACGACGCAGATGCCGCGGGTATATCAGGAGTTTGTCGACCGAATTCACACGGAAGAAGAGCGCACCAGCTTTGTGCTGTGGATTGGCTCTTTACTTGATGCTGAGGAAAAGGATCGCTCGCAGTATCTCTATATTCATGGCGATGGTGAGGACGGAAAGTCGGCGCTGTTGTCTGCGCTGGGTTCGCTGTTTGGCCGCGGCTACATGACGATCGATGTGGACACGCTAAGTGCGCGCTTTGGTACATCAGCGCTTGAAGGAATCCGCTTGCTTGAGATTTCTGACAGCAATGCAGCGAGCTTCCCCTCCACTACCCTCTTCAAGCGCATCACTGGCGAGCCTCACATCAACATCGAACGCAAAGGCGAATCGATGCGCATGATTTCGCTCACGTGTAAGACTGTCCTCAGCTCCAACTATCCGCCTAAGGGACAAGGCTCGCGCGCAGACGAGCGCCGTCTCATTTACGTGCGAGTGCGGCGCTTCACTGGCCCCGTCGACCGGCGAGTTGCACCTGAAATGATCAAGTATGCGGGCGAGTTCCTTCAATATTGCGACACGGTGTACCGCGAGTGGAAGCAAGCTAATCCCGGCGCCGAGATACCGGTGGGTAAGGAAGCCCAAGAAGACGTCAAAGCCACAAGCGTGCGCGCTGAGGCGGAAGAACTCTTCGAGTCGTTGTTTGATGTCGTTGAAGACAAGACGCTATTTCTCAAAGCCGTCGGCGTCCGCGAGGACATCATGAAGGGCGCCAAAGCCTATGGGCGCAAAGGTGTCGAATGGGAAACCATGCGCCTAGTTCGTGAACGCTGCGGCAACGCGCAGTGGTGCAAGGACCGAGTCCGCGCCTACTACGGCCTGCAGCGCAAAATGTAAGTCAGTCTCCCACCCTTACCGACTAATCCCCACAATTACACACCAAAATGCTCCGCGCGCAACCGTGGGTGCACCGCAAACCAATTTTTTAGGTTGCAGAAATTCTTCAATGTTTTCGTTTGTTTATCTATCTGCAACAATTGCAACACTTATTATTTTAATTCATATAAGGATATAAGAGTATAAGTATAAAGGCGTGGAGCGATATAGAATTTTTTTGTGTTGTGCGTGTCGCAATGTTGCAACCCCCGGTCTCAGGAACTGATTTCTTCTTAAAACCGCTGTGATTAGGCGCACGCGGGCAAACCATCAGTAGGTACCAATCACGCGCAAAGATGCGCCATATTGGATCCTGATGCGTTTAACGCGGTATTTGAGATAGTTAGACTAAACCGACAGGATAAGGCAGGACAACAGGTGGCCAACACACCTACATCGACCTACTTATTCATAGTCTTAGCGAGCTTCATAAACATTTGGCGTTGCTCAGCGGTCATCCCTGAGATCATGTTCAGAAGAGCTTGCTGCTCAGCCGGCACATTTCTTGGCCTTTCGCTCTGTCTTCTGTGACATGGTCAGCCCAACAACAGCGGCCAGATCATCAGCTGGTACGTTGG